TTTTGGAACATCATAAAACATAACTCTATTCATGCGGCGTTGTTTTTGAATAGCTTTATATGCAATATCAACTAGCTTTGTTCTGCTCATTTCTTTGAGTTGTTTTCTAGTAAAATCTCTCATAATTCCCCCTATTTATCTAATAACCATCCTTCACATACTTCTTCGTGTTCTTCCTGAGTTTCCATCTCGCATTCTTCCTCATGTTCTACATTAAAGTCTTGGTCATATTGTGTACCGCAGTATGGGCATCTTGATATAGACATTAATCTTCACCTCGTTCTACAAAGTATTTATATTCTCTCAAGTACATTAGTGAGGCGGCTATTTTATCCCTCAGAGTTTCATCGTGTGAACTCTTTAGTGCCTCGTCTAATATTTCTATTGCAATTTCAAGCTGTGTTTTTAACATGATTCAGCCTCCCATGGTTGTGCTTCAAACCTCTCATCTTCCATCGTATCTTCCCATTGCTGGTCTTCAACATCATTCACAATAGGTTCTGTTTTTACTTTGGGGTTGAAGTCTGCGTAGCAGTCTCCGCTTAGTGGTATGCTCATAAGTCTCTCCTTCTTATGTTTATATTAACCTAAATATACTATGGTGTTTACACATTGTCAATAGGGTCTTTGATTTGCCCTTTGCTCTTTCGGAGTAGACCATCGGCAGTTATCTGGAGTGTAGTTCTTATTAACGTCAATTCTGTCTATTGTCTTATTGTTTGGTCTTTTTCCCATATCCTCGTAGAAGTTCTTAAAACTATCTTTCCAACGACCACAAACACTAATTCCTCTGCCACCATATCTATTATAGTTGTCTCTATTATCATTATAGCAACGGAGCTTCATGTTCTCCCAGGTGTGATAGGTTGGAGTATTTGACATACCATGTTTCACTTTAAAACAACCAATACATCCGCAAGACTTTCTTTTTCCTCTCCTTAAGTCATGTCCTGCATAAAAAGCAAATTCTCCACACTCACAAACACAAACCCACTTTTTATTATTTCTTTTTATTACAGTAAGTAATCCATACTTATTGCCAACTTCATTTATTAATTTTCTTGCCATGCTGTCTTTCTACCAAAAATCCCCGCTCAGTTGTGGTAAACGGGGATTGCTGGTCACAACTGATATTACATTCATTTTAACACAAAGAAAGCGACCCGTCCTGCCCACGACTTAAGCCGCTTCTTACGAATCGCTTTCTTAGAACCCGCCTGAAGTATCTGGAGAGAACATCATTGGCGGGTATAAATAGTATAGCACTAAAATAGGGAGTCTACTACATTATCTGAGAAGGTTTTAGGCTTGTTCTCAAGAGTTCTAATCTGATTCCTAATAACCATATACTGCATACGGAGTTGTCGCTTCTTACCCTCTGAAGCTGATTTAGCTTGTTTCTCTATCTCTTTTAGTTTAGCTTTAAGTAGGTTTGTTTTCATTTAGTACCTCCAATATAGTTTCCCAAAGAGCATAGCGGAGCTCTTCATCAAACTTAGTAATCTCTCCATGTTTTACCAACCAACCATCTCCACAAACACTCCTTATGTAGAGACCACAATCTTCCTGATCTGATAAAAACTCAATCATTGTACCAATGTTGGTATTATGAGAAATTGAACACGATTGTTCTCTTATATCCCAATCATTTTCAATCAGTCCTTTTAAAAACAAATACTTTAACCACTCTCTCTGTAGCTTATTACCTGAGGTGGCGAGTCTTCTTACTGGAACCCACGGTCTAAATATTTTCATCTCTCTCCTCCCATAAGAAGTAAACTAATATGTGTTTAGCTTGAGTGTTTAGTTGTTGGATTTGTTCTTCTTCCTTTACGCTTTCCTCTATACCTACCCTCTCTATCCTACCATTGTGTTCTATCTCTATAGTGCGAGGGATTCCGTTTTTACCAAACAGATACTTCTTAGGCACTCCTATATATAGATTGTAGTTCTCCTCACCAATCTTCCACCCGTTGTAAGTTGTTTTAGCGTGATAGGTAAACATATTCTCTCCTTTATCTAAGTATACCCATACTGTTTACAATGTGTCAATACACGTTTTATTTACTATTTAGTTATTAGTTTAGGGTGAATTCCAGAACCCTGAGCTTCTCGGCTGACTTGTTTGGTTAAAGGTATGTTTTTGAGACGCCACCCTTACCCCACGACAAGTCATCGGGTCTGTATTTATGTCATAACGTTATGTAAGGGTAATTCCGTCACCCTTCGCTTTCGGATAGCATCTTACAACTAATTCGTTTTTTTGTGACCTGTTTAGTGGGAAGCTATATCCCTTGTTTGGGTCCATAGCTTATTAGCTATAAAGAGAGGGCAAGGATTTACCTCGGGCATAAATGCACACCTTACAACAGATTTCTAACGACTGAACCCACATTTCTGCGGTGCGTTCCTATTCCGCCACCTCTCTTTATAATTAACAAGCTGTTAATGTGCTAATAAAAAACCTCTCTGGAGTGGTGTCGTGTCGTTAGCTACAACAACACCCCAAAGAGGTATTCAATGCTAACGTTGTTTACTCCGATAGTTTCTTACTATCAAATTAACAATAGCACCTAAATAATTATCGTGTCAATAGTGCGTACTATATCAATCTATTCATCTTCACTTTTCTTGCGTTTTAAGTGGTTGGGTTGGTGATGGCTACTTCTTTCATAAGGGGTAGCCTTTCTCATAGATTATTACAGCGTGTTGCATTGCTTCTGCGTGGTCTACTGCTCTATCGTTGGCTACTGCGTTAGTGATCCAATTAGCGACAGCCGAATACAAGACTGTCTCACAATCGTGACAGTAAACCTCTATATCTGGTTCACTCTCAGTCTTATCACTCACCCTATCTTTCTACTATTTTAATAAAGGGCTATTCTTCTTAATGTAAGTTACTCCTTCTGCTTTAGGACTCTCTATAATGTAATCATCTTCATTCTCGCCAACAATCATGGCTTGAATCCAAACGCTTCCGTACCAAATCATCTCTATTGGAATTGGGGTACTATAAACCTCATCCTTACTATGCCAGCAAGAATCTCTACCACTTTTACCCTCACAAACTGGACTGTCGTCGTCAATCATCCCACACGAAGGGGGACAATATTCTTTCACTTCTTCAACGCTGCTCTGACACCTTCATTCTTGAGTTCTTTCTCAATAATGTAGATGACATAGTTTACAGCAGGTGCAAACACTACAGCTAGTTCTGGTTTCTCAGTTAGGTAAGCGACTAGAATACCTAGTCCACCAGAAGCTACTAAGTAGCCAATGATTTTCAGGTGTTTCTTAGCAACATCTGATAGTTGAAGTTTCTTTTTTGCCATTACTTCTCCTTATTAAATATACTTAATATCTTATCCACGACACTCTTAAACCAATCGTTTTCGGCTTTTTCAGTCTTTCCACTCTCTATCTCTTGCTCTAAATTCTCAAGCCGATTAGTTAGCGTTTTTATATGAGACTTCAGTTCCTCAATCTCTGAGGTCCATGCTTTCTCTTTAGTGGCAAACTCTTGTTCTTTCTTGGAGATAGTCTTGTTAGCCTCGGTAAGTTGATCCTCTACTGTCAGTAGTCTCTCAATAGAGCTAATAATGTCTGTTTGATCGCTTGCAGCAGGTAGGAACAACTTTTTAGCCAGCTCTTCCTTAAACTTCTGAATCTCTTTCTTACGAAGTTCAGCTTGTGCATAGTTTTCAGCACTCTCTGCTTTAAGCCTATCAATCTCTTCTTTAAGTCCTTGGTTCTCTGTTTCCAATCGTTTGTTTTTTTCACGTTCAGCTCCTAAATATCCAGAGTTACGCCCACCACCCCAATCAGTTCCAACGTGTTCGTTTATTTTATAGTCAAGTTCATCTGTATCTTTGACTCCATACTTGTCTAGTAATTCATTTGGCATATCATCTTGTGTACTTAATATCTTGGGTCGTAGTACCCCATAGACGTTCTTATAGCTATGGTTGACTATTTCACAGTAGGATACTCTAGACCAATTTTGGTCAAAGCTCTTGAAGTACTGTGTCCCTGTGTTTTCGCCAGTGCAGATAGCTATGTGTCCATAACCACCTCCTGCGTTGAAGTTCCAGATCATCACATCGCCTTCCTGCGGGGTGAAGTCTGAGTCATTTGGTATTTTATTAAAGTTCTCTTTTAGTATTGTATCAGATTCAAAGTTAGTCCAGAAGTTTGCTGCACCCCAAACTCCTGCTGGTTGTTTAATCTCCATCACCTCATCACAGTAGTAACGGAAAAGATCAACACACTGACCAGCATAGTAATTGTCCCAATCAGCGTTTTGACCAGACCACTTATCTATGAATTGTTGTAGCATCATTTAATGACCTTGAAACTTTCTGTCTCAAAATTATATCTTATGTCTCTTATATGGCTCCACTCGTAGTCTAAGACTATAGATAACTTACACATTCCAAGCGATGTCTTTCCTGGGATTACTACATCAGATCTAACTATTTTATGCTCTCCCCTTGGTACGTTACTATCTACTGGAGATAAGGTTACTAAGTTACCATCATCACAAACAACATTCCTATATATGACGGCTGGGGTATCTGTATGTTTGGTGTACTCCACTTCGTAGACTAGCTTCTCTCCCCTAACAACTTCCTTATTCTCATTCAACACTTTATATGGTTGAACTACGCTGATTATATTAACTGGATAAACAAGGTAGGTGATTATAGAGACAAGTGCAGTAAACATTACTAATAGTAATGCAGTTGCAATCTTGTTTACGGTTTTTGTGTTCATAAGAACCTTTGTAAAAGAATAGCTACTATCACCGCACCGACATTAACTGTGGCAAATACTTTTACTTGGGTGTTGAGCTTGATGAGCTCTTCATGGATATGGGGCAAGTGGTTAGTCATTATCTTGTCAATCTTATCGTCAAGACCATCGTAGTTCTTCTCTAGTTGCTCTAACCTGTATTTTTGAGTGTTACCATTTTCCATAAGTTTAATCCGCTACTAATACTATATCAAATCCACCAGCTACACCTGCTATATCCGTATCGGTATCCATCTGCATCTCAATGTCTGTCTTGGCTGAAAACTTCTCTGGTTCTTCATACCTATGTTGAATATATGAGTTTCCTGTAACAGAAATATTAGCCTTATGTTTAAGTTGGAAAACCTGACCAAATGGTCTAGCTAAAATTTTAATGGTGTGTTGGCTGTCTCTCTTAGCCCCCGCTGTACTTGCATACCAAGACCTCATGTAACCAGTATATCCGTCAGGTATAGTAAATACCGCCATCTCAGTCTGGTTGTTGTCTGGTTGTACTACCGCCCTAATTAAGTTTGAATCATCTGGTACTCCTGGGTCATCCCCAGTGGTGTCATTTTCATAAACAATAACGTGTCCTGCAAAATTAGATGAGTCCACATTTTTAATTCTAAATATTCTAATAAGGTCTGTGTCTAAAGCCTTCCTAGTATTACCAGTAAGAGTTACTGTTTGAATAACTAAATCGTAGTTAGCATCTAATCCTTGAATCTCAACATCTTGTGTATCTCCATCATCTGTTGAGCTTATAGAATCTATGGCTGCTGTACTTGAGTAAACATAGTTCATTAACATCCACGCCACATCATCCTCAGCACCATCCCATACAGTTACAAAGCCATCCCCTACATCAAAGTCTGGGGCTGCTCCGAACTTATGAATGAATGAGTGGTCAGTAACATCTCCCTTAGCGATAGATAGCCCCGACTCAGCATCAGTCACCCTCAAGTTGTTTGAGGCTGTAGCTTCAATGTTTACAAACCCACCACCATTAGCCTTAGCTTTAAGGACTGAAGTTACTAGCTCTGCGTCATCGTCGTCAATGATTGCATCAGCTATTCGGTGTGAGCTTGGTTTGATGTTGGTATGCTTAAATATTGTTTGGAGTCTGAAATAGGTCTGTAGTGTTCCTCCGTTGGTGTAAACCACCCTGATATATTGAGCTGCTGGTTGAAACGAGTATGTCTTACCACTAGCAGCAGGAACAGTGAAGTCATCTGTGCCATCCCAATTAGTTCCATCGGGTGACCACTGAACGCTTAAACCATCTGTGGCTGAAGCATGAGAAGCCTTAACATGAATAACAATCGCTGAGACATCAGTAATATCCTCTGCGGTTCCTGTGAAGGCATTTACTCCAGCGGGATCTAATACTGTGGTTGTAGAGTTGGCGGTAGAAATGTGTCCACCAGCAACAGTCTTTAACTCTCCGTCGGTAGTAGCAACGATATTGTAGTAAGTACCATCACTAGCCTTGCCAATTAAACCACGCCTAATAACATAAGGAGAAACTGACTTATCAGCTATATCATTCTCTAGCTTTTGTATAGTTAGCTCTGTTGATGTCTTTGCCATGTTATAATGTCCTTATGATCGGTTTTATCATTTTAATTTTCGTTCTCCTGTTTATTTCAGGTGCCATTTTTGGCGGTAGATAAACTATTCTTCCCTACTAGGTATTAATCCTAATTGAACTAGCATTCTTGCCGTACTTGGACTCATTACTTTTTCAGCAGCTTGACCAGCTATTCTAGCTGTTCCAGCTACCCCCCTACCAATAGGACTTTCCACTAATTCCTTACCAGCCACCGCAAATGATGTGGCAGCCTCAGGTCTTGTCAATGCTCCAGTAACTAATTCTCCCACTCCTCTTCCTCTTATTCCTTCTAGAAAAGCTGAACTAGAATATGCTTTAGTTGCATCAATTAGTTTAGACATTCTCACAAATGGCTTTGCGATTGACCTAATCTCAGGAATACTCTGAGCAGCCCTAAACTGCTTTGCTAATCTTGGAGAGATTGCATTCAGACTATCTAAAACCTGTGGGGTTTTGAAACTGTCAATAATAGCTCCCTTGGTTGCCTTATCAATAGCTACAGCCACCTCATCAGCAGATCCTAAATAGATTTTTGCTTGTTGTTCTAAAACCTCAGCAGATAATCCGTCTGCACTTCTTGCAGCTTTATTTAGAAGGCTATAACCAATCTTTTCTAAAGACCTTTGTGCATCTAATGCGTCTAGTGGATTTATTCCAGTTACACCTTCTTTTCCAAGACCCTTGCTTAAAATATTTGAAATTCCAACCTGTGTCTTTCTTAGTGTGTTTGCATCTACGTTTACAGCATCATCTGCTGCCTTCCCCGCTGCGGTCAGTGCATCACCTATGTCTATTGACCTTCCCACTTTTCCAACGGCGTTTCTGGTTATCTTACTAATGGCTCCATCTGCTCCGCTAACATCATTAGCTATCTTAGCTAAGTCATCTAAGTCACCAGTAAAACCGTGTTTAACCATCTCTGTAGCCACCTCATCTGGTTTGAGTTCAGACGCAATACGACTACTTGTTTTGAAGATTGAGCCAAATGCTTTAGTACTAGCATTCTTCGGTACAAACACTCTTCCAACTCCTTTTGTAGCTCCCTTTAGTGCTCTGCCAACTGGTCCTAGTGTTTTACCAGCCACTTTAAGAGTTCCTGCTGTAAGTAGGTCAAACAATCCAGCTATTGCTGGTTCTTTAACGGCTTCAACAGCTCTTTCTGATATTGTTTCATCCTGAATTTTAGCCAGGTTTTCTAAACTTTCTCCCAGTGCCAATCCAGCCCCAGTTCCAGCAGCAGCCCCAGCAGCACCTGCGGGAATTGCTCCTAATCCAAGTGCGGGAATACCAGCTATTGAACCAGCGATACCTCCCAATATAGCACCAGCAGTAGGAGCAGCTTTTGAAACCCCCTTAACCACCTTTTGTCCTGGTGTTAACTCTTTTTCAAATGAATCTTTTATTGGTGTGAATGGCATTATTGAGTCCTTTCGTATATCTCTGAATCAAATTCATCTTCACTATCAAGGAATCCAATTTGACCATCAGATTTTCTTTTAACTTTAATCTTTCCAGTCTCTACCTCTTCAACACCATTTCCGAACTGATCAAATATCTCTTGACCATATTTACCATATGCTTGATTGGCTGTTAATCCTTCTCTTTTGCCCTTTTCAAAGATTAATTGATTAATTTGGAGATCTTTAGAAAGTTGTTTCAAATCCTCAAGGTTCTCTTGTTCTGTCTTTTTAGATGTTGGTAAGAACTTCTCTAGTCTCTTCATTTCTTTATCTGATACTGTTGCTCCAGAGATAATCTTTGCATATTGAGCCTTGATGTTTTCAGCAGATCTTCGTAATGATCTTGTTTCTTCTCCAGCAGCAAACCCTGGGATTAGTGCTGCTAGCGGTCCAGTACCAGTTTTAGTCTTAGCCCCTGAGAATAAAGCCACTCCCTGATCTATTAGTTGCAATAAATCTGTTTGAGTTTTGATATCATTTTCCTCTGAAGAAGTTATTAGTTCAATTAGTGGGATTTGATTCTTATATTGTTGGATTCCACCAGATCTTAAAATAGATTCTGCTATAGCAAATCTCTCATCTTTACTCCCACCTTTTCTAATTAAATCGCCACCTCCTTGTTTTATAACTTCAGCAACAGCCTCTTCTCCAACTAATGTTCTTTGTGCTGATTCAGGTTCAGTAAGTGCTTCAATAACTCCATCTGGACCTATCTTAAATCCATCTTCAATAGACTGTCTAATACTTTCATCTTGTTTTTCTTTAAGAGAAATCATTTGAGATAAAATGTTTATAACATTATCGCTAGATGCGGCTTCTTGGGCTTCTGCGACTCCAGTTTGTAATGCTCTTCCAAGTGCTGTAGAAGCTCCAATTAAGGCACTAGGAGCTTCACCAGAAACTCTTTGTCCAAGGTCTCTAACTGCTTCTACTCCAGCCACTCCTTGTCCAGCAGCAAACCTTGAAACTTCACCAAATCTCTCTTGTCCTCTGCGTTGGAAGTCCTCTGCTAAGGATAGTTGCTGTTGTAGTTGTGATTCAATAGCTCCAAAAGCATCTCCAGTTTGTTGCTTAACTCTACTGTCGGTAGGAACTCCCTGCTGTCTTGCTAATTCATCACCTGTTTGTGCTAGTGTTACCATATTATCTCCCGAATAACTGGGAAGCGTATGAGCTCCCTAATATATTTCTAATTTGTTTGTTTGAGTCATAGTATTCTACATCTAAGTGAGCACCGGTTGAATTACCTGTGTTGCCAGATCTTCCAACTAACTCTCCTCCAAACACTATATCTCCTTTGTTTGGTGTTGCTTGATTAAGATGGGAGAATCTAATTCTCTCACCCGTCTCTGCATTTTGTATTAATACGCTATTTCCATATCCTTGATTATCATTGTTTCCAATAAAACCTTCTCTCTTGGAGCTGTTGTTGGAATCAACCACAATCCACTTTCCATCTGGTGCAGCCACAGGAGTGTTTTTAGGTGTAGCAAAATCTACTCCATAATTTACCCCTTTAGAGAATACCTCTACCCCATCATTTCTATTTCCAAATCCTTGAGTTATTTGAAACTTACCTGGTAATATACCGTTCTGTCCAGTCTCTACCCTAGTTCTATCTGTGGGTTGAGCACCTGGTTCGTCAAAGTCACTAGCAAGTGATCTATTCTCAAACTCTTGTGCTTGGTCAAACTGTTCTTCTATTTGTTTAATTCTTTCTTCTTGTGCTTTCTTTTCAGCCTCACGCTGTTTATCAATTAATTCACTGCTTAAAACATTCACCCTAGCTGCTACCTCATTTGCAACTCCTAACGGCTCTACTTTGGCTGTCTCTTCTCTGAAAGCAGATAGGTCATCAGCAAACGTGGGAGCACTAATCTCTTGTGCCTCAACCTCTGGAGCCAACTTCTGGGTTGGATCTAATATAGGAGTAGCAGCATTAATAGGCTCTTGTCCCACGCTAGTAATGTCAGCCTCTTGTCTATATTGAGCTAGATCGGTGGCAAAGTCTATCATCCGAATTGTCCTAACTGTTTCTTTAATAATTCTTCTTGTGTTAGTTGTCCTAGTACAGTCCTTCTCTCTTGAGCACCAGTTCTTTCAACTGCAGCTAATCTCTTTTCAAGATCTCTACTTGCAGCCTCAGATCCCTTCTCAAATCCAAATTGAACATCCTCACCACCTCTTCTCGCTGATGTTTCAATATCTTCTAGTCTACGACCACTTTGTAACTTGGCTTCACCAACTTGTTCACCCCTACGGGTTCTCTCTAGTTCAAAAGCTCTTCTTACTGGATCAGTTTGTAGTCTACGAGCTTCAGCCTGTTGTGAAGCACGTTTCTTTTGAAGACCTGAGTCTAGAAGTCCTCTGGCTCCAAATTCTTCCTTACGCTGTTCAGTTTCTAGTCCAGTGGCAAACTCCTGTTGTTGTTGGAACTCTAGTTCTCTGGCTCTTAAATCGGTGTCTTCTATATCAGTTCTTCTAAGGAAATTAGCAATATCAACCTTCTCTCTGCCAGTTTTAACATCAAAGTCAAAAGGAATCCTACCAACACGCTTCTCAAGCTGGTTGGCTACTTTAGAGAAAAACTCTGCTCTTGCACTGTCATCTGTCCCTAATGCAGTTTCAAACTGTTTTTTAAGGAATTTAACAACAAAATCATAGTCTCCTTGAGCCTCACCTTTGAGTTCATCAATATATTTATTAATCTCGTCTGCTGCCTGACTATCTATTGATCTGATTTGTTCTTCTACTGTTGCCATATTATCTCCTTAAAATATAAATGCTCCTCCACCGCAGTAAGTATGTCCTCCAGTGGATTCGCTAGCTGCTGGGCTTGCTGTACCTGATACGCTACATGATTCAATTCTAATTCTTCCTACGGCTCCATCTCCACCTGCTCCTCCAGAATAAGCATTGGCTGGTCCATCGCCCTTAGCGGCTGTAACCTTAGAACTTCCTACTGTTGTTTTGACTGTCTTAAGTAGAATAGATCCACCTGCTCCTCCACCACCTGTTCCTGCGGAGTCAACACCCGTGTTTCCAGAGAATGTACCTCCATCACCTCCATTAGCAGTAATCTGAGCCGTGCTTGCTATTTCTCTTGCATATATAACTATGGCACCGCCACCAATCCCACCTTTTCCAGAAGTATGGGGTCCGTCATTGTCATTAGATTCACCAGCTCCAGATCCTCCACCACCTCCAAAATAAAGCGAGGTAATGGCAGCTTGACCAAGTGCTGTACCTTTAGTTCCACCAGTTCCCTGACCAGCTCCTCCATTTGATCCTGCGGCTCCATATCCTCCACCGCCACCAGCTCCGCCTCCATCAGCTCCAACTCCTCCTCCGCCCCCACCGTTGGTGTTAGCAGATGTAGAAGCTGTGCCTCCAGCAGCAGTAGATCCCTCTCCTTGCTTTCCAGCATTACCAGATCCACCCACTACTCCAGCAACGGCTGCTCCACCAGTAAATCCTTTAGCGTTAGCACTGACAGTTCCATTAAAAACACCATTACAAGCTATGGCAAAGACTCCACCAACATTACCATCCCACGCAGGGACTGTGATTGAGCCAGTGACCGTACTTGCTTCTTTAACAATTAAGACCTGAGCCTGTGATGCTCCTGAATCCGTGTATGTGTTTTCTAAAGGATGAACTAAGGTAACTGTCCCCGTGGCATAAGAAGCCACTCGGTTATCTTCATATTTACCCACACCAGTACCTCTAGACTGGTGAATGAATAATCTATCACCAGCTGAGAATGACCCTGTGGCTGTTAAGCTAGTAGCTCCAGAAGTACCAGAACAGGAGTATTTCAGAGGCGTATAGCTACCTAAAGCTATAACCCCAGACTTACCGTTGCCTAGTCCGAGAAAGCGTGCCATTTATTTTTTCTCCTTTTTATATTCAATAACCATTTTAGCGTCATAGCCAGGATCTACAGAAACTCTGCGACCACTCATTTCATTACCAAATTCATCTGGCAATCTAATTTCTTCTGTATAAGCCTTGAAGTGCTGAGCACAAGCATCTTTTCCAGATGGTTGTACTTTACCAACTGCTTCCACATCTTCTCCCTTATGTTTAAAATCGCAGATTAAATATTCTATTGTTTTTGTTTTTTTCATGTTAAGCCTTTACGGTAATTGTTATATCTGCACCTGCCACACTTGATCCTACTTGATCTAAATCAATAGTTAAGATGTCTCCCTCTGCTAGTGCCGTGGTATCAAACGAGGTTTGAGTTCCAGTTGTTGCAGCGGCAGCTACGGTTAGTCTATTAGCCTGAGTTGTAGCCCAGATAGAAGTGCCGTTTTTATTTATATCTACTAAGATTGAGGCTCCAGTTGGTGCCGTCTTGACGTTGGCGTATACCTTACTAATAGTCATAGCTTGTAGGGCTATTAATGCTGGTGTTTGTGATGTTCCAGTGCTTAAAGTACCTACAACTGAGAAGGCAAATCCACGAGGTATTGCTTTACTATCAGTTCCATCATGGTCGTGCCCACTTGAGGTATCAAAGGCAATCTTGCTTTCTGCAATAGCTGCTCCAGCTTTCACGTTAGCGTTTTCAATGTTTCCATTGACCAGCGTGTAAAGCGTGTCCTCGTTTGTGTTCACTTCGGAAGCTAAGATGGTTGATCCTGCTGTATAAGTGTTTGTTTTTGTGACTAATCCCATAGAATCTCCTTATCTTATCTTTTTGGGCTTGATTGCTAATGTGTATGGTTTCATAGTAACTGCCTCATCGGCTGCGTTGTTCCTAAATCTGACTTGTATTTGTTCATTGGCTCTTTGTATTGCAAACTTCTTCTTAATCTCTGTTCCATATCCCCAGGTTGTAGTGTCCCATGTTCCTGAGTTCCAAACAGTTCCAGCAAGTAGATTAATATCCCCATGGGTTTCAAAAGTAGTTCCATCTAGGCTAGTAGAAACAGCTACGTCTATATCACCCGCTGACTCTGCTGTGGTTATTATAAACCTTGCCGTTTTTCGCATATCAGGCTCTCTTAAATCAATCATTCTGTCCTGGATATCAAAGTCTATTGCTGCTGAGTTGTCGTTGGTTCCTGTCTCTCCCTTGTAAATCACTGAGTCTGCATCACCCTCACCCAAGTATAGCTCTGGAGTATTAGAAGACTTGTAAACCGTCATTACTGAGGGGCTCCACCCTGAGTAGATTACCCAAGGATGAGGATTGCGTGGCTTGTCTAGATTAATTCTTAGATCAGCTACCATTACGGTATTGTTAAAATTACTTGATCCAGTTGGTGCTGCGTAGTAAACCCTGTTGTTAAAGAAGGTTGCAGCTACTTTGTCTAATGCTCCGGCATTTAACCCATCAATGGTTCCTTGAATATTACCCGAAACTATACCATAGAGAGGATTACCCCCCTCCTCATTCTTTCTTAAAGAACGAATATTGCCGTATTGATCCATGAACCAGAGGTCATTACCTACTTGCACGATAGATCTATGAGAGGCACATCCAACTCCGTTGGCTACTACTACTAGGTTATTCACCGTAGCAGATAGCTTCCAAGCACTAGGACCATCGCCTGTTAGGATATAAATTGAGTTTTCCTTAAAGATAACTAGGAACTTATCTAATATGCCGATTCCAGTGATGGATTGACCATCTTCCAGACCGACATCAAAGTAGTCTGTAGCTGTAGTCCAAGTATCGGGATCTCCGATGTTAGAGAACCATACCCTTGTAGGATATGAGGTCCCATTAAGATCTGAGTCTCCACACATAAACATATAGTTCTTCCAGTAGGCTGCATATTTAGCCTTTGGAACACTTGCCGATCCCATGTCTGTTAGACCCGAGTTAAGAGCTACAGTAGCCCCATCATAAGAGTGGGTGTTATCTGTGCCATTAAAGATGTAAATCTTGTTATTAGCTACTACAAACTGTGTCTCTAGTCCCGTGGTAAAACCATCATCTATGGTGTCCCAAGTAGTAGTGTTTAAGTATCTTAGGTCGGTAGCGGTTGTGGAGAATAGCCACTTAGTCCCATCAGTCTCTTTCCATGAATCTAAACCTGTAATCTTAGTAGATCCAGTATCGTCTCCAGTTAGTAATAAGCCGTTTCGTTTAATTGCCACTCCAGGCTTACCAACGTAGGCGTTTTTCAAAACTCTAGACTCGTTGTCTCTCAACTGATCTAGATCATCGGCGTCGTTTTGACCCCCTGAGTAAGAGTTTTTCTTGTAGTAGACGTAATTTCTTGCCATTAGTTTCCTAGTACTGTATTAGTCCTTGATACTTCATTTGGGTGTGATGAACCTAGCCATTCTTGCTTAGATAACATCTTTCGTCTTGCACCCCTCTTCTTCTTAGAATCTTCTCGTTTAGCTAAATCAACATAATAGTAGTAAGTCCCCGGAACTGGATTCCTGGGGTTACCCATCAACTCTCGCTTCTCGTCATGTTCCTCGTCGTATGAGTTGTATACCGCAAAGGCATAAAGCACTAAAGCCTCATGATACTCCTCGGGCATATTGGCAATGCCTGAGTCTGAAGGCTCATCACTTCCAGCACTCATATTAGTTACCTTCCTCAAGTACCATAGTTCTATGTTATTACTTCCAGATGCAGTAGGCACTGGCGTAATATCCATAATGTCATTAAAGACACTAAATATCTTTTGGCTACTACTGTACAAGACCCTCTGTTCGTGAGGAACGAAGGTGTGTACGTTGGGGGAAGATGTAGTTCCGTCTACTCTTAACTCCACAGCTCTCTTATAGTCTGTTGGTAGTGCATATTCTGATTGGCTAGCAACTGTGCTGGCGGTTACCTTCTTTTCAAGCCAGGTAAAATCATCCTCCATACAGAAGGCTCTTAAAGCCTGATTGAGCCATATAGTCATGTCGGCATTACTCACCTCTGGATCAGAGCCGATTCTTACGTTTAAGTCAGATAACATATCATCAAGTGTCATAGTTCTCCTTATGCGTCAGCCCAGCCTGTTTCTGGTTTAGACGTTGCTGTATATAAAAAATGTCTATAATCATAGTCTACTAATCCGTTAAACTTTACTCCTACCTCGTTAAACTTAATTCCACTTACATTAAAGTTAATTATCCCCTGGGTCTGAGTGTTATCATCAGCCCAGCCAGTGCTTATAGTAGTTGTATCATTCCATGTTGTCATAGGTTAAGCCATTTTATAAAATCCACTAATTAATAATCTATCACCAGTAGTCCAAGTCATAGGAACTGTTGATGTAATATCAGTTCTATTAGTATAACTTCCACTAGCTTGCATAACATAAGCTGTAACCTCATCAGCATCAACTAAATATGCCCATCCTGCATACCAATTAGTTCCCGAATCATGGATAGTCACATTAGGAGTATATTCTCCCCAAGAACCACCATTATTGATTGGAAGCGTAAACTTGGGGGTAGTACCCATAGCAGAAGTTGATCCTAAAGTAAAATTAATCATAAAATAAACCATTTCTCCAGCAACAGAAAACTCAGATGCACTTACACTTCCATTTCCTAAAGTTATGTTTGTTCCTGTTGGTGCATAATTAAATACACCTGGAAATCCAATAGGGCTAGTAGAATGAGAGTAGTAGTTTAGTGTTATAGCTGCATTAGCGACTGTATAATCTGAGCCACCTGTGACTGTAAGAACAGTATCAGCTACTCCTACAATATAGAAATACTTTACTGTAGTCTGAGTAAGTTTAATCTTGTCACCTTTAGCATACTTACTAGCTGCACCACTTGGAACTGTTATGGTAGTAGCTGAGGCATATGACCATGATTCATTAGCACTAATCCAGCCATCTACTGATCCTTGAAAAACAGGAGAGGTTAAGGTTTTATTAGTCAGCGTTTGTGTAGCAGTCAATCCCGCTAATTGTTCTGAGATAGTTGCAGGATCATAAGTAGCAGCGACCATATCACCTGCACCTGCGGGAGTTGCCCATGCTCCATCACCTCTCCAAAAAGTAGTGGCATCTGCACTTGTTCCTGAGTTTAGGTTAGCTACCGGTAGATTACCTGTGACATCAGCTGCTAAATCAACTTGATTTCTAGTAATAACTTGGTTGGTAATAGTAATATAATCTGGAGTACCATCTAGGGTCACATCTCCAGTGTTGGTTCCGCTAGTATTGCCGATTACTGTTTGTTGTGCGTCTGTGACGTAATTCTTATCAGCAGCCTCTGTAAAGTTGGTGTTAGTAAATGTTGGGGTTGCCCCACTTACCACCGATTGATCTATATAACTATGATCTGCCCCAGTTGAAGTAATATGAGTAGTTCCAGAAGCCACATTTACATTAGCTGTAACTCTAGCTTCTGTGTAATAGAGATTAGTTTCCTCTGGTAAATCTGCGGTAGAGACTTGATTAGCTCCTGTACCAAAATCAATGTGAGTATCATTCACCCCATCTGCGAGAATAGAAAAGGTAACTGCTTGAGAAGCAGCACTTGTGCCAATTCCAGAACTACCTGTTAAGGTTAATTGTTGTGAGTCTAAGTCTACGGCTGCTGTTCCTGTATTAGCCGCCACATCAAGATCTTCTGCGGTTAATTGAGTATCCACATAAGCCTTAATGCTTTGTTGAGAGGCTACCTTAGTAGCACTATCACTAGCCATATCATCTTCGTCTAAGAAGGCTGTTCCTGATATTGCTGTATTAATTACGGGTGAAGTTAGGGTTTTAGTAGTTAAAGTTTCACTACCAGTTAAAGAAGCAGCTTTGTCGCTACCAGTAACCCCAGATAGTTTATAGTTATGAGTAGTAGTAACAGCAGAGCCATCAATTCCTACCTTAGTTTCTAACTTTTCAATCGCATCATTCTGAGCTGATTCCAATCCAGCGTGGTCAAAAGTGTGTGTGTCATCAGTAGATGCTGGGTCAGTAAAACTAGTTTTAGCGGTTGGAAATGTTGAAGAACTTGGTGAATATGCCATAAGCAGTCCTGAGACCGCTCCGTCAGAATAATATTACCCTAGTTTCTTAATATCTGCAAGTACTTTTTTTCTTGCCTTATTAATGAAGTTTTGACGTTTACTGATCTCTTCCTTTACTGAGTTAATTCTTTTCTGTTCTGCTCTGATCTCATAGCCATCGGTTAAACCTTCTGTAATATCTTTTTCAGCTTGTTCCTGCATCTCTTTAATTCTATTCTGCTCTCTCTTAATCTCTATAAACTCCCTAACCCTATTAATGTTATGAAATCCTGAGTCAGTGTCCTTGAGGTTTAACACATCAAACAGCGTCTTTAACTCATTCTGAGCCATCCCCAATGATCCGTCAGTAGATTCACTCAACCAACTATTAACATCGGAGATTACCTCAATAAACTCTGGGTTAGAGCTATCTATACCGAAGTAATCAGCCACAAACGGCTGTCCGCTAGGAGAACTAAACTCATCTATGTTATTGGTCTCAACGATTGATCCAGATGTAGCTTCACTCCTTGGAGAGAATGTTGTTTCTGATGATTCAGATGGTGTAACGGGTACTGCTACTGCGTCAGACATTTTTCGTATGCCTCCACCCACTTAGGATAGTGGTCGTCTAAATTATAATTCTCAAAGACGTGCTTATATGCTTCTTTAGCAATCTCTAAGCGTTTCTTCTCATCCATAATCAGCTCAGTTAGATACTTCTCCCAATCTCCCTTGGTCTTTGCTAAATAGCCCGTTTCACCATGTTTAACAACGTTGTTATATACCACTGTATCGCTGTAGACCCCAGGTACGCCATTAGCTGCATACTCATAATATTTAATAGCACTTTTACCAGCGTTAAACTCATCGTCTAATAAGGGCGCGATAGCTATATCAAACCCAAGTGTCTTAGATTTAGCGGGGAAGTATTCAAGGGGAACTCCACTAATATATTCTCTCTGGTGTGGTGGTATATTTTCAAATATTTCTTCCCCATATAGCCCAGATTTGCCTCCAGCACCACAATAAACAAACTTAACAAAATCAAACTGCTTGCAAATCTTCTCTATTATGGGCGAGATCATCATTAAATCTTCCCTATGAGAAAGACTACCAGCCCATCCAATCCTCAAACTTCCTTTAGATCTAACGTCTAATGGTTTTCCCCACCAGAAGTAATCTAGGTAGTTAGGAAGCACTAACACGTTGTCGTTGAACTGTCTGTAGTGTTCGGCTATTTTTTCAGTGGTAACTGTAACCAAATCACACTTCTTAATCGTATCTATGGTTTGTTTTGTTTGTTCATCGTTAAGATCCATAAGGGTTTTGCGGTCTTTTCCTCCTACGCCAATGATAATATCGTCAGCATCATAGACTACCTTAGCTCCCTGCTCGTGACAGACATCAATCCCCTTGGGGTTGCGCCACATCTGGGCTACTATAACATCAGCTCCCATAGTGTCGTTATCCCAATCCTTATGACTACCCACAGCATATTCATGCTCTGTGAGTGAGTTAATATAATTAGCAGGACCAGTTAATCTCCATTGAACTGAACCAGTATCATTTGAAAACGCCACGATTTTAATTGACATCTTTTCCCATCCCTTCGTAGTAATGAATATAGTAGTGGCAATTAGGACAAAGCCAAATACAGTTACTTAAAGTGTTGTTTTTATGGTTCATATCCTTGTGGTGGACTTGTAAAATATCTGAGTATTCATCCCAACCACATTTAAAACACCTATCTTTTCCATAAACAACCAACATTGCGTTTTTTAAACCTGACTTACTCTTATAGTTTTTATCAAGAGAATACTGGTGTGGGTTGTTTTTTATTCTTTTTAAAGCACCTTTTTTATAATTCTCCCTAATCTCTTCAGACTTAGGCTCATATTTTTTACCACGGAGCCTCTCTCTCATTTCACTAATCCACTCTTGGTTTCTATAATATTTTCCTCTATTAGATAAGTTTCGTTTAACTCCAAATTCTTCTAGTGCCCTATAAACAGTTGAGTATCCAACACCATAAATCTTAGCTATTTCAACGCCATCCTTATTCTGATTTAAATATAAATCTAGCAGATCGTCTTTTTTGTTATCAAAGTATGCCATTTTCATATATTAACACATATCATTACTGAAAGCTATTATTTTCATATCATCTCCTTTAGATGTAGCCACTCTGCATCGGTGGGGGTTTTACTTAGCCTGAAAAAAGACTCATCTAAGCCGTTTCCCATCACGTCTTGAACATGACCATGGGCTATCAGTTTTTTCTTCTTCTTTGGTTTATCATCCTTGAGGTTCCAGTTGTAATAATGATCTTCCATCAGCTTGAGTCCTAAGTCCTCTACAGCTTTTTTGCCATCCTCACTAATAAGCCATTGAGGAGCTTTGAATAAATCATTAATCTTAATCCCTACATTCTCAAACATCTTTTGTCCTGTAAGAATACGATTCTTCACTTCTTGATAGGTTAAGTTCTCCATTTCTCTTGGAGCGTGAGTAAGTCCATGAAGGGAAATATCCATCCAACCCTCGTCTACCGCCTCTATTACTTTATCTACCCAGGGCTTATATCTATCGTGAGTAATAGGAGTTCCCTTAGTGCTGGGAGAAAGTCTTATCTCCCAGGGAACGGTAAACATGGTTACCTTAAAATCTGGGTATCTCTCCCTAATCTTATCTAAGATATCAAATCTGTGGTTCATGGGACTGAAATCATCGTAGTCGCATGATATTTTCATATTCCTCCTTGAATAATTTGGTATTTTTTTCACAATCTGCTCCTCCCTCACCATGCCAACGATGGTTTGCCTGTATACCATTATACTGATACAGAGGAACATTAATAGACCACAGTCTTAAAAAGACACTCCAGTCATCCTTACCATATCCGTTACAGTAATCCTCATTATACCAACCAGCCTTTTCCATGTGTTTTTTCTCCACCAACATAATATTTCCAGTAAGAAAAGAGTAAGCATCATCATCATCAATATGAACATTTTTACCCAAGTACTCTCTTACATATCTCCAATCAAAAGAATGAAACTTCTCGTTTTCATCTACGTTTACCTTTAGTCCGCATCCAGCAGTTCCCCTAATATAATTCTCGTGTACCATCTCCATGGTGTTAGGTCTTAAGTATGTATCTCCCATTAAAATAAAAAGAACATCGCCAGTAGCTCTTCTAAGCCCATTGTTGAGGGAAGCTGAAAGCCTAATCCCATTATTTGACTGCCAATAAGCACTAATCTTAGGATGTTTACTGTACTCCATTAGAAGATCAATAGATCCATCAGTTGATCCATCATCACAAATAATCCATTCGTGGATTAACTCTTCCTGCTCAAGGAATGCCTTATACATCTTGGGGTGTATGTCTACTGCGTTATATGATCCAGTGACTATAGAGACCTTCATAGAGTTTCTTTAATCCTTTTTATCATGTAATCTAAATCATCTATTGTTAGTTTTGGACCAACTCCCACAAAGAACACGTTGTCTAACACCTTATCTGAGTTAGGTACTGGCACTGATCTCCCTGATCCTTTATAGGCTGGGTGTTTAAGGATGTTTCCTGAAAACAAAGACCTGGTTTGTACTCCATGTTTCTCAAGGTATTCAGTCGCCCTTAGCTTATTTGGGTGATAGATGGGGAAAGCAAACCAAGATGGGTCTGCTCCTTCTATCGGAGTGGTAACTATAGCCACATCTTTTAGGGCGTGATATAGGTAGTCAAAGTTAATTTTTCTACTTCTAACAAAATCATCTATTCTATCTAGCTGAACTGTACCAAAGGCTGCACTAGCCTCAGTCATCTTAAAGTTTAATCCTAGTCTGGTATAAAAGTATCTATGATCGTAGGGAGGGTTAGCAAATCTAGCCTTACATCCATGTTCTGCAAACTTGCAAACACAAGCCTTGCCCCAGTCCCTAATGCTCCTACAAGCGTTGTATAGGGTATAGTCGTTAGTTAAGATAGCTCCACCCTCTCCAAAGGTAGTCATGTGGTGTGCTGGGTAGAATGATACTGTAGCCATATCTCCGAATGTTCCAACTGGCTTTCCCTTCCAATTACCACCCATAGCATCACAGCAGTCCTCAAGTAGTTTAAGGTCATGCTTCTTTACAAATGACATCACCTCATCCATATTAACTATATTTCCTAGAGTATGAGCAAAGATCAACGCCTTAGTGTCCTTTGTTACTGCACTATCATCCAACTTCACTGTATATGAAGGGAGATCACAATCTAAGTAAACAGGTTTTAATCCCATGTAAAGAATGGGGCTTACCGTAGTTGGGAAAGAGAGAGCCATTGTTAGTACTTCACTTCCCTTTGGCAGATCAAGAGCTTGAGTGGCTACAAAGTTAGCACTAGATCCAGAGTTCACTGCTACTGCGTACTTAACCCCCCACCACTTAGCTAGCTTCTCTTCAAACTCGCTAGTCTTTTTACCACCACTTAACCAACCATTAGTAAATACATCTAGAACAGCGTCTTGTTCTTCTTCTCCAAATGTAGCCTCAGCATAGAGTAGCATCTTGAAACTCCTTTAGTCTTTTATTAAATAGGTCTACATTATTAACTGTATCCTTCTTTCCTTCGTGATCCTCGTGGTAGATTATAGCCTGTGGAATCCAGGTTAGCTCATATCCGCAGTAATGAGCCCATGCAGCCATGTCCCAATCCATTCTTCCGTATCCCTCATCATAACCAGAGTAAATACCGCCCATCCTCTTATAAACACTTCTAGGCATTATCATTGAGTTAAGAGTCATTAGTTTCCAAGGAGATTTGCCCTTTACTCTGATACAATTCACACCTGTTAAATCAACATCACTAACTCTCCAGTCAAACGATACCGCCCCACCATCTTTTACATTAACCCTTACTCCTGTAGCAACCATAGATGAAGTTATGTATTCACTCACCTTCTCTAAAAAGTCTTCTTTAGGATAAGAGTCCCCCATTATCCAGACTAAGTATTCTCCTTCAGCTACCGCAGCGGCTTTGTTAAGGATCTTAGTTAATCTATAACCTACGTCATGTTGCCATACATATTTATCAGTGTTTCTCTTAGCCCACCTATCAGTGCCATCACTAGAGCCGTCATCAGCTAGAATCCACTCAAAGTCTATAAAGGTCTGTTTATTCAGATACTCCCTAGTCTTTTTAATTTGTTCTAACTGGTTATAACAGCTAGTAATAACACTAAACCTCATGGTTTTCCTTATACCACTTAATAGTGTCTACAATCTTATCCTCAAATAAAGCCATGTCTTGATATCCAAGTGGTTCTAGTGTCTCTGGATCAGCTACCACTACAGCTCCCCTATCCTCACCTGGTCTCATTGGCGAATGAACTACCTTAGACTTGCTCCCTGATGCCTCAATCACCTTCTCGGCAATCCAGTTCACAGTAGTATGTCTGCTAGTACCAGCCTCAAATGGAGTGGTGTAGTTGCCATGATCTAACACAGCAGCATCTACTAAGATTCTAGCTAGGTCTTTAACATAAATCATATCCATTACTTGTTCACCATCTCCATATATTTCTATATCTTCATTCCTCAAGGCTCTCATTATGAATGTGGGAATAATCTTACGGACTGGCTTGGTCTTCTGACCAGGACCATAGGCATTCAATGCTCTGACTGCTGCAATCTTAGTCCCGTGTTCCTTATTGTACATCTGAGAAAACCTAACCGCTGAGTTCTTACTTATAGAGTATGAGTTGTTCATCCAGTAGTTACCCACCCCGATCTGTACTGCTTTAACCTGGTGGAATTTTGTTGGAATACAAGCCTTAAAGAAGTTTAGTGCTCCAATGGTGTTCACCTGGATGCTTGGTATGGGGTCATTTATGGTTTCTTGAGTACCAAGTATTCCTGCAAGATTTATTGCATAATCTGCGTGATTAACTGCTTCTCTTACTGCATGGTAGTCGGTAATATCACCTAAAAACACCTCTCCCCTGCCTCTCTCAGTCTCCCCCACCGCTCTATCAAAGGAAACTACCTCAAGACCACGGCTCCTAGCCTCGTCTACTGTATGACTGCCGATGAAGCCACTAGCTCCCGTTATTAAGATTCTCATAGTACTCCTTTGTTCTAGTTATCCCTTCTAAATATGATACTTTTGGTCTCCACCCATTTACCGATTCTACGTAAAAATTGTCTGAAACAAACCTCGTCACATCTCCCTTCCTTGGGTTAGTAAATGTATAATTTTTGTACTCAAGTAACTCTAATGCCCTTAGTAGGCTGATCTCGTTCTTCTTTCCTCCACCGACGCCGTAGGTCTTACCCTCATACTTATCAAAGTTGTTGAGTTGATCCATCAGTAGGTCAATGTAGTCAGAGATATAGAGCACATCTCTGCTCTGATTACCATCTCCGTAAATAGTAATCTCCTGATCGGTCATACTGGCTTCTATAAACCAACTCAGCCACCCAGACTCAGGTGAAGCATCTTGTCCTGGTCCATAGATGGTTCCTGGTTTGTTAATAATGATTGGTACGTCGTAAGAGAACTTATACTCTTTAACCCATTCCTCTGCACATAACTTGGCTGTTCCATAGGGTGTTCTAGAGCCGTCTGGTCCTGGCTCTGTCTTACAGGTGGAGGTAAACAGAAGTGGGATCTTATTCTTACCCGCTAACTGACAAACATTGAATGTAGCTAACAAATTATCCTTAAACGATGTAGCTGGGTCTTTCAGGCTCTTGGGGGTAGAACAGTCACCAGCTAAGTGAACTATATAATCCACCTTAACGTCTAAGTAATCTTTAATCGTTCCTGGATCTATTAAATCACTTCCTAACTTCCTATCAATACAGTGTGTTAAATGACCTTCGCTCTCTAATCTATTTTTAAGATGTGAGCCAATAAATCCCTCTGAACCAGTTAATAATATTTTCATAAATATTGCCTCAGTCTGTACATAATACTCTTAATGTCGTGCTGATCTTTAACATACTCATAACAATCCTCTGTGTCCTCATCGTTGATCTTAGCCATCTCATATCTAAAGGTGTCTAATGTTAGGTCTTTGGAGTAGCGTCTACCAGAGAAGTTGTTTTTCTGTAGCTCCCAATACTCTCCACAATATCCATCAAAGCCTGTGCTCTTATAAACCAACACTGGAACCTTACAAGCCATAGCCTCCAATGCTCCTCTTGCTCCTGCTATTACCATGCGGGCACTTCTAACCTTCTTAGATATATCCTCATCTTTACCTCCCGCACCAACAACCTCATAATTCTCATTATTCTTTTCTAGGATTTTAAGCATTATCTCTGTGGGGTTGGAGTCTAGGTAAACGATGGTGTCCCCCCTCTTCTCCTCGGGGTAAAAGAAGTCCATGTCCACAGGGTTCTTCATCACCCCATCACATCCGTACTCAATCATCGCCTCTTCCGATACGGCTACTGAAGGGCAATCTCCAGGTGGAACATCTAAGTTGCTAAGTATGCCGTGACAAATAAACAACCTATTCTTGCTCAAGTGCATCACATCTTTATAGCAGACATTGTGAGAAGATATAATTTGGTCAAACTCCATTATTCCAGGCTCTTCCAAGATAGTAGCGTACTCCGCTATAGACTTAGAGAACCCCCCATGCTTGTGACTGAAGAAATAAACGTCGTGACCCTCATTGCTAAGGTACTTAGCTAAGATATAGTTAAACCTCTCCGTTCCCCTGAACAAGTCAGCAAAGTGAGCTGTTAGTAAGAATGTCATAATAAATGCTCTGGTACTTCAAACTTATATTCTTGTGTTACCTTGGGAAAGAACTCTCTGTCTTTTAGGACTGCTTCTAGCTCTACCCCTCTCTCGTCTGCTAAATAGTCATATCCTATCCCTTGAAACTTATTATCCTCATCTAGCTTCTTAAATACTTTAGCCCTCATTCTCCTATTCTCTCTAGACATCATCTTGAGATGATAGATATTAACATCAACGTGCTCTACTTTATAGTCCTCGTTCTGTGGGAAACTGGGGCATTGGATAGATTGATAAGCCATCTTCTGATTAGGTAGTAGAGGATAAAGCCTTCTGCGTACTTTCCTACCCCAGATACCATCTACTCGGTAATGGTACGGATCCCACATTTCCTTGAGATTAAACTGATATATTACTTTCCTTTTGTTGTCATCTATTAGGGGTCTAATGACCTCTCCTGCGTTCTTCTCCCATCTCTCGTCTGGTGAGGTGACCAGAACCCAATCTGCCTTCATCTTTCTAGCCTTTGATCTCAGCTTTCTTCGGTATTCACCCTCATGTCTCCATAGGTCTTTCCTGCCCCTATCGTCTAAGACTGCAAAGTCATCAACCCAGGGAAGTAAGTTGTGGTGCATTTCCCGAACCATCCACTCAGGCTCATAACGCCATCCCATGATTGCTACTAATTTATTTCTTTTCATATCCTAACGCCATAGCTCCACAAAAGATCCCATCACCGAACATTATCTGAAACTCAGCGAGGTTGTGGATTCTTATATTCGGATTAACGTAGCAAGCCTTGAGGTCAAAGTATTCAGCCATTAAGTAGAGGTGATAGATAACCACCCCAGCATCTAAGAAGGGCATAAATACCAACTTCTCTTTGTAAGCATCGGCATTGGCAAATATTAAAAGAATCTTATCTGCTCTGTGTATCCATCCTGTTCCACCAACTAATAGTCCTCCTAATAAGTCTTTATAGTCTCTATCTTCTATTAAGGTGATGCTAATAGCCTGTCTATCACAACTAGAAGGGCAATGTTCAATACTATTTAAGATAGACTCAATGGTTTCAATATCTATCTCTTCCCCTGAGAACTCTCTGGTGGAGTGACGCTCCTCTATAATCCTCTTAAGAACTTCCTTCTTTTTTAGCTGGTGAGCTAAATATCTAGATTGATATTTATCCTCTTTGTGTTTTTTCATTTAAGAACGTTTTAGTAAATAGAACCGCATCATCCAGACAACAATCTTCGTCTGCTCCTATGGGATCCCATTTCTTTAGTTTTTCTGCTTTATATCTAAAATATTCTTTTCCATCGTCAAACTTTTCTTTAACCAATTCTCCATCTGGGTGAAAACCTTTGAGGTAATCAAGCTTTTGTTGTCTTTTCATCTTTCCTCTTTTCAAAGTATTCTTTGTACTTCTTGTGCTGACCCTCAGTTCCGTCTCGGTGAGTTATCCTGTGTTTTGGGTAGTAGCAGGGCATATAGTTTAATTTCCTAAAAGCCATACTTGCCTCTGCGTCTTGATTCCCATGTAACATTTCATCTGACCACCTGAACTCGTTGTAAGCTCTAGCATCAATGGCAGCAAAGATACCACCGATGTGATTGGTTACTTCTATGTATTCATCTCCGACCATCCCAAATCCTATTCTTCTAGCTCCACCTGGGTTATCTTTTAATCCCTCAACGTAGGGGGAAATATAGATCATGTGGTTTCTTTTCCACATATCCACAATATCCTTCAACCATCCGTAAGTCTGGAACTCAACGTCGTTATCCACTTTTATAATAATGTCATAATCATCGGTAGCTTGTATGAGATCTATTAGCTTATTGCTGGATTTAGTGATTCCTAGATTCTTAGTCGGCTTCTTAGCATCTAAGATAGCGTTAGTCTCATTTTTTAACCATTTAATAGTTCCATCATCTCCGTTGTCTCTACAAAACCAATCAAACTTATACCCCGCTGTTTCCTCCATCTCAAAGTAAGACTGCTTAGAGTAATCCAATCTGTTGTAGTGAATGGTAAATATGGCTACCCTAATAACGGAGTCGTCTTTGTTCAAATAGGGCAGCCGTATATAGCATCCACTTGGACTAAAAGTGGGAACAAACAACATCCCTAGCTTTGGATGTAGGTACATCTCAGTCCTAACCCTCTGAGATTTGGTATCTTCGTGAATATAGTAGTCAAAGGTAAACTCGTGAATTCTCTTAAACTTAAATCCTGCTTTAAGCATTCTCACCCAAACATTCCAATCAACAAACTTTGGCAGAGTCTCATCCCAACCGCCAATCTCAAACATACACTCACGTTTCATCATCGCTGCTGAAGTGTCTATGAAGTTTCTAAGCATAAGGAACTGTGCATCAAAGTCCCTAGCAATTCCTGGTTCTTCTTTGGGTTTAATCCACATATCACCATACACAATATCTACCTCGCCTTTGTCCAACTCTTTACTTAATAGCTCAAAGTGGTTGGGTCGGTACTGCACATCGTCATCTAAGTAGCAAATATACTCCCCAGTTGATTTTATAGTACCAATGTTCTTAGGCTTAGTATCACTTCCAGAATTGGAGCCGGTTTTGAGGTATTTAATGCGGTCGTCTTGATAGGAGTTTACTACTTTTTTGGTATTGTCTGTGCTTGAGTCGTCTACAATGACCAATTCCCAGTCGCTAAACGTCTGAGACAAAACTGAGTCTATTGCCTTTGGCAAAAAATGATCTGCTCTGTTATAGGTTGATATAATACAGCTAATCTTTGGCATTCTTCCCCCATTTAATCTTTATAGACTCTTTTCTTCCTAACTTACGACGACGATTGAGGATTCTTAAAGCATCAGCACGACCACGCTTAATGATTCTCTCTTTAAGCCTGTCATTTGTTTGAGCTACCATTCTATATGAATTGAGGGGGATGTGTCCCTTAGTGACAGTGAGCATAAACTCATTTCCAAGGAAGATTCCAGCGACATGATTAAACCCACGCTGTCTAATTCTATAACGAGGGTTTGTTTGTTTTAGCAGGCGTTCCAACTTATTTAGGTTCATCTTTTGCCATTATGTCGTGATGGCTTAGTAATTGATACTCTGTACCGTCATCATCATTTACCCACACAGCACTGTAGGCTGAATAGAAAATCTTATCTTCTTTAGAGTATTCAGTATCACCTGGATGAAAGATCTCCCCATAACGCAAGGATTCTTCTTGCTGGCTTGTTCCTCCTGAAAGATAGATACCAGAATCAGTTTTAATCTTCTCTCTTTTAATAGCTTTGACCAACACGTTTTCGTTTGTGGGGATAATCATAAGACTGCTCCTTTTTTCTTATATAACCACATTATAGCACAAACCAAAAAGGCTCCCGAAGGAGCCTAATTGGAAATTGCTACAACTTATTGAGTTGCTGCGGATTCTACAGTGTACATGAAATTCTCATTGAGAATCTTTGCACAGAAGCCAGCTTTCCAGCCGACATCACTGTATAAGCGTAATGCGCTTCGGGGTGAAGGGCTGTCCACATAAGTGGTCAGGCTTTGAAGTTCGGAAACTCCAAATGCTTCTTCACCGAAGAACATAGATTGATAGACTTCAACTCCGTCTGAAGAACCTGAGTTAATCAGAATTGGAGCTTGAGTGGTCGTTAAGAAACGAACACCGTAAAGTTTACCGACCTCGCCATTATAAATACCACCTTTAAGACCGGAATCGGTATAAAGATGAGCATTTGTCCAGTTGCTGTCACCTTGTAGGTCATATTCCACATCGGGGTGGATTACAGCCATAAAGGTTCCAGATTTCTTCTGGGGTTTAGCGTTATTGCTCTTTAGCTCACGCACAGTTTTACGAACATCAGCAACTTGCATGATATCAGTTGCACTAATAGAGGTTCTATTAGCAACACCTGACGCATAAATGATGCTGGTTCCACCATCAACTACTGCCAAAATAGCAGAGTCAATGGAGAGTGCGGCTTCGTAAGCCAATAAATCAACTGCTGAGGCTACACTGTTGTCTATTGAGGTTAAGCTCAAATAGTCAGTGATTTGCTCAAAGTTTCCGTATTGGGAAACGGTAGCACTTACTAAAGTAGCGGATAGTCCGCTAGGGGTTGGGTCAGTACCTTCTGTCAGTGCGGTTTTTGCACTAGGGTTCGTGTATCTATTCCAAACGACAGTTTTACCTTCGTTTGCAGGAACGACACCGATCCTACCTAGTTGCTTAAATACGAATTCGGCTTCAGCTCGCATGAGGAAGCGTTTGTCGTAATAAGCAGCCACCACACTGGAGAGTGTACCACTGGTTGTTAATGCCATGTTTTTTCTCCTATGGTATTAGTTATTACTTGTTTCGTAAAACACCACCCGAATCAATAAATTGACCCGATGCGGGGAGAATCTTCTCTAGCTCTTCCAATGAGAGTTTTGAGTAATCAAGGTCTCCACCGGTCTTAGATGTTTTACCAGACTCAACGTATGCCCTTTTCTTCTGCTGAGTCTTTGCAGCTCTCTTCCTTTGAGTAGTTCCGTCACTACGAGCATCATCATAGGTTATGATTTTGACAGCCTGTTCTAGGGTTAAGCCTGGAACTTTCTCTGTTTGAGTTATGGCTTCATCAAGCTGGTAATCTGAAACACCTGGGAAGGCATCTCTGACCTCCTGTAGTTTCAAAGAAGCCTGCTTGACTTCAAAATCTTCCTTTAATGGCGAGATGGATTTACCAATCTCGTCTTGTACAACGCTACGCAAGAGTTCAAGGGCTTGCTTTTGCTCTGGCGGTAAGTCGCTGTATGGATCATCCGCTTGAGGAGCATTTGACTGCTTTATCTCTGTGCGGAGGTCCTTAATCTCCTGTGATATACGAGTAGAAGAACTCTCAGCGTTTTGATAGGCTTTCACCAAATCATCAACATCTTTGAATCCTTTCTTCTCAGCCAAGTCCTGAAATGCTTTTCCGTAAGGGGCATCAGTTTCCTGGTTCTCTTTGGAAGAAGTTTCGGGTGACTCTGCCGTTCCAGCCTCAGCTTCAATAGCTTGTTCCAGTTTCAGTAACTCAGGTGTATTTGAGGTTTGCTCATCTGCACCTGGTACGTTGCTGGAGGCTGCGTCGGTTTTTGGATCTGACATAGATCTCCTTTAACTGTTGTAAGCTACAGGCAACAAAGCAACTGCTTTGCGGTTTAATAAGAACAGACGGAACAGTCAATAATGAAAGAGAGCTGCTTTGCTGCGTGTAACCTACAACTATTTACTTGTTAATTAGCTGCTCTTGTTTCTTGCCTTTGGAGATGATCGTGTCAGTCTCCTGCATAAGAGCATTAAGTCCGTCTAAGTACCCCCGTCTATAGCGGAAGTCCTCAAAGGACTCAGAAGCTAAGATACTTTCCTTAGCATCCTCACAAAGTTTAACTAATCTGCTCTCTAGGAGCTCATAGCCTTTGTGTTCTTTTAGTTCGGCAATTAATTTGCCTTGATTTATCATGCGGGTCTTGCCCTCACGAACTTCTTGTTTTGTCTTCATTAAACCCTCTCAGGAGCTAATGCACTTTGTAATATCCCTTGTTGATCTAATTGTCCTGGGGCTGGAGCACCAGCTTGAGGCTCATTTGGAAAAGGTAGTCCTTCTGGTCCTACTCCAGCTACAGGTGTTAAAAGTTTATCAAGATTCTTAACTCCAAAGGTTTCTAACACCCTCTTTTTAAGCTCTCGTTGATTAACTTCTGGGTCACCTGCAAATATCTGGAACATCTCCATTATTTGTTTGCGTTCTACAGCTTCATTACTAGGTAAAGTGGAGCCACTTTGTACCATTACATCAAAGTTTCCTCTCATGTCATCTGGTCTGACAGCTACCCATTCAAGACCATCGTCTCCCATGATGCGGATTACCTTCTCTTCCGATAAGAACTGTTCGTTAAGAGACACCATCATTCTTCCCATCTCTTCAATGGCAGACTCTAAGTTACGGATCTTTAATCTAAACCTAGCGTTACCAGCCTCTTGAATAAGTGAGATGCCTGTAGCGGTATCATTACCTAGTGACTCGGAACCAATTCCACGAGTGAAGTCAGAGACTCCTGTGGTTTGTTGGATGTCACCTTTAATTAATGTCTCTTCGTTATAACTAGATGAGGTAACATCAGGCATGCTAAGGTCTTCAATACCGTTCATATCATCAGTGTGTACTACTCCACCTGCGTCAGATACTAACTCATCCTCATCTACGTTTGCACCATTTTTAACCTTCCACATCCTGTTTAGGACTAAGGTTACGTTATCCATTCTCTGATTACGTCGGTCATTAAGCTCATACTGTAGTGTTTCAATAGGTTCTAGCTCTCCAATTCCAAGGAACTCGTGAGGCACTGATTGGTCTATTAATCTCACAAATGGCTTCTTTCCATGTCTGTATGGATTGGCTTCATCACGAATGACAATATTTCTATTGGCAACTGTGACTACTCTGTCATCCTCCCAGTACTCAATCAACTCAATCATCCTCTTACCTTCATTTTTTTGATCTAGTTCATCTGGCATAGCAACTCCCAGAGTTCCACGCCTTGCAGACTTCTCATCATCTGCACTTAACATGGTTGCTTCTTCTAAGAGCTTGACGTTCTTGTAAACTCCTTCTTTTTGTAATTGCTCTAAGTGTTCAAATGTTCGGTACATTCTATGAGCTACCCAACGAGCTGATTCCATATCAATAGCCCTTGGATCCCAGAAGAAGTCGTATAGATCTACCAATTCCATAGTAGGACCATCAAAGATGGTTGTCTCTACTTCTTCCTCTACAGTTCCAAGCTCAGGGAAGGTTTCGTCTACTTGTTCCTTCTTTACTACATCAGCCTTCTCTGTTTTCCAAAACATTTTAAGTATTGCGGTTCCATACATTAATTGAGACTTAACGGCATCTTCAATGATGTCGTCAGCCTTCATCGCTTCCCATTCAAAATCAATCAACTTAGATTGAATATCTGCGTACTCCTCATCAGCAGCTTCACGAGGCATCACATCTATTTGTGGTCTGCGGGCTACCATTCTTGGAGCTAGAGTTTCTATTGTTGAAAATGAGTAAGGTACCCATACGTTAGATTGCCAAGGATAAGCCGTGTCATCTAAGTATGATCGGTACATTTTATAAAAACGATCCCACTTCTCTTTGAAGGGGTTTCGCCATGTCAGGGAATGATTGAATTTATTTACTATGTCTTGTGCTAAAGTCTCGTTGGACTTTGCTTTGGTTTTGTTTGCCATATCACCTCTTTGGGTGACGGCTCCGCTGTTTATATTAAAATATCACCTACGCCTGCCGTATGTCAAGCGTGGTCGGCTAGGTTGTCTGTACTCTCTTTTCTCTCCACCCATATAATTCATAGCAAAATATCTGCACATATCTACTGCATCATCTTCTCTCTTGAGAGGGGTATTCTTAATAATGCCTTGTGTCTTGTTTTCCATCCATCGGTACTTCTCCATTTCATCAGCTATCCAAGGTAGGTTCTTGTTAAACATCAGTGTTGGCTTACCAGTATCCTGTCTTATCTTTAGGAGTTCAGCTAATTTAGTAATACCAGCCTGAACGCTGTCTGGTCCCTTAACTACTGGATTGAAGTGTACGTTTTCACGTGAAAGCTCTTCTAAGTAGAGTGGTTGTGCTGAGTCGGCAATAGGGTTGTTGATTATCTTGCCTGCGTCTTTAATCTTAACTGCCGAAGCAATATCTTTCATTGTTAGCCCAGACTCATAGATGCCATCGTACATATATATCTCTGTACCTGTGGAATTGATGGCAAAGTACCCCAATGCGGTCTTGTGGTTAAACCCGAAGTCAATAGCTCTAGTGAAGGTGAATCCCTCTAAATCAGGAATCTGTACCATGTGAGTGATACGTCTGAAGTCTTTATAAACAAGCCCGCTCATCTTCTTAAACTCACCCATGATCTCTTGAGCAAATGAGTCGTCATCCATCTCTTCTTTAGATGATTCTATTTCTTCTCTGGGGATGTGGGGGTTGTCGTAGGTAGTGAAGTGGAAAGATGCCCAGTCGTCGTCTACCTTCTCATATAATCTCTTAAAATGATTAAATCCATTGGGTGTTGAGATAAACCAAACGTCTGCCTTGCTATCCATTAGCGTAGGTCTTATTACTTTCCATACCTCATCCCACTTGCTGATAAAGGCAACTTCATCAAATACTGCTAGATCAATGCGTACACCTCTTAGTGAGTCTGGATTCTCTGCACCTTTTAATAATAGTTTAGATCCATTAGTAAACCAGATGATTAGCTCTGTCTCATTTTTCTTCTTAACACACCATTCGGGGATAAAATCTACTACCATCTGCCACATGATTTGTTTGGCTTGTCTATAGTTTGGAGCTATGTACCATACGATTGAGTTGTCATTGTTAGAGCAGTAGTCCACCATCTTTGCTGCTGTAAGAAAACTCTTGCCAGCCCGCCTACCACAGTTAATTACCTTGTAGCGGTGATCGTCTTTCCATACTTCATCCTGCCATGTGGATAGTTCTGCTTCATTCATTTTTTGAGGATAATGGTAAAGGGAATTTTCTCTCCGTCTTTACCTGTTATTTCCGTTGATTTGAGTGTGGGGATAAATCTGCCGATTACTTCTTTAGATGCTCCTAGAGCTACGTTGTCATTAGTTGATTCCATTAATTCAACCAATCTTTCAACTGCTCTAATAGCGTGGGGTCTTAGTGCTTCTCTAATAGACATATTAGATAGCTGCTCCCCCTTCTTTTTCTCTGCTGGGGTTTTCTTATCCGTCATACTTCTTAATATACCATACTTTATTCTTGCATGATTCCCTTATTATTCTTGCGTTTTTACCTATCCTCTACTCTCTTTTAGGTCTAAAGAGGGGCGGGGGAGTGGATCTACTTGAGGTAATTCTCTTGGTAATCTTTCTTCATCTAGATCGTCTATTGCTGCATTGTATCCGTCTACATATCCTTTATCGTATCCTTGTCTAACTTGTTTAGGGTTAAGTTTTTTCAGTTTCACTTCTTCCTCTCAGCTAGGTAGCATAGTATTGCTCCTAATATAATTAGATAAATCATTAATCCCAACTAAGTCCGTATTCTTGTTTATTTGGCTTATCTAGTAGTCCTGCTGACTTACTCATCATCCACTGACTAACTGATTCAGCTCCATACACTTCCACTAATGCTGAGATTATCTCAGGGTTATTTTCTCCTAGTTCTTCTTCTAGTCTAGCGTATTCTTTGTTTATAGTTTCTGCTGATGTCATTCTTCCCCCTTATACTCATTACTCATAGATTCCTTTTAGTCTTTCTCAAGCCACCTCGCAATAAGGCTTAAAATCATACTTATTACCCAACCCGCTATTGATATTGGAAAAAATATTAGTCCAATCGCTACAGCTGAGTTACTAACTTTATTATCATTACCTTTACCCCAAGTTATTGTTGTATCTTGAAAAGATTGAAAATAGGCTCTTATTTTATCTTTCATCTCACCCTCCTTTTAGTTAAACAAATCTTTAATCATCAAAATAGTTAATATAATAAAATAGATTAATAATAGAACTCCTACCAACATTAGTAAACTAAATGCCGTTTCTGTTAAAAAGTTAAAAATCATCTACTCCTCCTCCGTTTGGTTAGTAATAGCTTCTTTCATAATGTTATTTATCTTTCTTTTACCAGGGAGTTACCCCTCCTCTTAACATAGCATCAAGCCATAGTATAGCTATTGAAGTTAGTAGAGCTATTATTAGCCATTTAATCATTTCTCCCATTATGCTCCTTTAAGTCTGATACCTACTACCCTGATACTCGTTCATCTTTAGTTTTATTAAGTACTTCATTGAGTCTATTAGTCTGTTAATGCTGTCTATTTGTGATTCTTTTAATAGTTTCTGTTTATATTCTTCTGTTGCTTTTGCGTTTGCTCTAGCCTCTGAGATCTTCTCATAATCATTGGTTAAGCCCTTGTATAGCCTATTGTAGCCCATCTCCGCTTCTATCCATTCATCTGTTGCCATACCTATTAACGCTGATAGTTTCTGAAGTAACTCTACTGCTCTATGTGGGTCTGTGTTCCCTTTTACCGCCTCTGTACTGATAGAGAATAGTTCTTTAGCTATGTTCATTGATTCTTTATTCTTCTTGTTAGATATAAGTATCTGTCTGGAAATTTACCCTTAAACCACTCTAGGGCTATTATCGGGTCTTTGTGCCACTTCTTTATATGACAGCGATAGCAGAGAATCTTAACATTGAAGTGATCGTGTCTTAGTTCTGGGTGTGCTCCCTTGCTATAGACGTGAGACATATGACAATTTCTTCCCTCTAGCTTCTTCATACACCATTGGCAAGTACTTTTGTCTCTCTTAACTATAATCTCTCTTAGTGTCTTGTCCATTTGCTGTCTTACTCTGCCTGGGCTACTCTGCTTCTTAACTCTCTTAGCCTTACGTTTGCACTCATCACACTTTAGAGAGGTGGGTTTCTCATAGAACTTAATCAGTCTCTTGCGATTGCATCCTGAGCAAATCCTATGAGTCCTCACCTTCTTTTTTGTCTGAGATTTCTTAGTGTACTTAGCCATTCATTTCCCTAATCAACTTGTTGTGCTTGTACATTATGTGCATATCTTCCTTCTTGTTGCCGATATGGATATCTCTACCCCTACTGGTTTCAAAGGTGTCCTCACATACTGGACAGACATATTTGATTGAGAATAGTTTCTTTAACCATTTGAACATATTATTTCCTCCAAAATGAGTATCCTAGTGCTGCCCATAAAACGATGTCAGCAAAAGAAAACACCACAGTGTTTACTAATAACATCACTACAGACAAAGATATCACGTAGATACTGTCCATTTTCTTTAATTGAGTCATCTTTCCGAGGAAAATGGCAATTAGAATTGGTAGTGTTTGTAGGAGTGTCACCGCTTCGGTGGCGATTCCAATTAATATTAATAAGAACATGACCAACATTATGATGGTCTGAAGTTGAGCTTTCCTTTTCTTCATTGTAACCCTTTCAGGTAATTTAATACTTGTTCTCTAGTAACCATCCACTTATTAACTCCTGCTACGTTTCTTCTCTCTCCCTTGAGGTCATAGCTTCTTATCCATCTATATACTGAGGAGTAGTGGACTCTCAGTGCATCTGCTACCTCTTCCAGTGTCATCTCATCTTTAAGTTTTAACATTAGTACCATCCTACTTTCGTATGAAAGAGTAGTGCGTTCTCTGCACCTCCATATCTTTCATCTGTATAGTTTTTAATCCACTCTAACTGACAGTCTATATCCTCTAAGTTACACTCCATTTTCCCGCAAGGTAGGGCTTGGGCTAGTCCACAAGCTCCACTAGTAGGATTAATGGCAAACTCATTAAAAGAGGACTCTCTCCAAATTAGCTCAGCAGCATAAGTCCATCCCTCTCCAAAGACGTTTTTGATACGACTCATTAGCCCAGGGCGTAGGTTCATCTGCTTAAGGACTGTTGAGGGTGGAACGTATAAATCTGGTGTTGATTCTGATGCACTAACTTCTCTAACTTCAATGATAGGAGTGCCACATTCACTAGGAACACTACGATTAATATGAAGCTGATAACCCCACCCCATAGTACCCAACAAAATAGTGAGGGCAACCAACCTGTCTTTCCACGACATAATGGTGAATCTGCCTTTGGCATCTCTGCTCCTTTTTTTAATTCTTGTTTTGGCTTTCATTTTGTTCTCTCCTTTTGTAACCTGGTCCACCTGCTTGTGTCTGAGTTTCCGCACGTTTCTTTTTTGTTCAGGTTATGTTTATTTAAGCACGTTGTTTACTTAGTGTCAACTACATCAAAATGTTTCATTGCATCTTCTAAGTTGTAGTACTTGAGTGTTGATTCCTCAAAAGGCTTAGTTGTTCTTATTACTCCCTGCTTAGCCTTCTTAGTTAGCCATTGTCGGCTTATACCTGTTCTCTTGCTTAGTACGTTGATAGGCACCCATGTTTTTGTATTAATCATATTGTCCTTTACGCCCATACCACGGGGTGTTTATCATCATCTGTGCTATTAGGACAGAAGTATCCACTCCAGTTCTTTTTGGTTTTGTTTGAGTAGCCTGATCTAAGATCCATTCCTGATCCACACTTCTCACACTTAACCATCATGCCTCTGGTTTTAGGTGCATCTGATTTACTAGCACCTGCCTTCTCTACTGCGGTTCTAAACTTCTTGAAGTAGGGAAGTATAGCTTCCATTCTTTCCTCTATCTCTGCTGGCATTTCTCCTCTTACCACTAATCCAGGTTGTCCGTTAATGAAGCTGATTACATAGTTAGCCTCGGTAAAATCTTTAGACATATAGTTGTCTCCTTCTATTGATTTATTAATAAGTTCTTTATCTTCGTTATTTATCATTTATATTTGGGTAACTCACTCTTAATGATTTATACCAATTTGCATAACCCCATGATTCTTTAACATCCTCATACTCTTCCCAATCATTTATTTCATTTAATTCATCAACACATCTTTTGCCATATTCCTCAATAAATCTCATCCCAGCAAAAAACTCATCTCTCTTATATTTATAATTAAATGATTCTTGGAATAACTCTTGGATTATTTCTTTTGGAACATCATAAAACATAACTCTATTCATGCGGCGTTGTTTTTGAATAGCTTTATATGCAATATCAACTAGCTTTGTTCTGCTCATTTCTTTGAGTTGTTTTCTAGTAAAATCTCTCATAATTTCTCCTATTTATCTAATAACCATCCTTCACAAACTTCTTCGTGTTCTTCCTGAGTTTCCATCTCGCACTCTTCCTCATGCTCTGCGTTAAAATCTTGATCGTAAGTTGTGTCACAATATTGGCATCTTGATATAGACATTATTCATTCCTTTCTTCATAGTGCTTGTATTCTCTTAAATAAATTAGAGAAGATGCTACTAAGCTCTTAATCTTATCTACTTCGCTATCAAATGAGTCTAACGCTTCATCTAGGTTTTCAATGGCTATTTCTAGTTGAGTTTTCATTAGCAGTCCTCCCCATAAATTGTAGCTATTACTGGTTCGTATTCTTGCTCAAACTTCCAGTCCTCATAACAAGTATCGTCTGGTTCAGCAGTCTCTACTTTATTAAAGTCTTGGTAGCAGTCTCCGTTCATAGGTATTGACATAAGTTCTCTCCTTTTATGTTTATTACTAATTGTAGTATAAGGTATATGTTTACAACTGTCAATAGCAGTTTAAGCCAATAAAAAAGGACGACCCTGCCCGAATCGCCCTTCTTTAGAAGCCGCCTGAAGTATCTGGAGAGAACCTGCGGCGGCTGTAGTCATTATAGCAGCGTTTCCTTTACATCGTCTATAAGTTTTCTTGGTTGCTTCTTCTTTAAGTTCTTAGCTATTATCTCTATTGCTTTTCTACGAGAGGGATAGCGTTTCCAATCCTGGCGTAGTTTCTCTAAGTGTTTTTCAAGTTGGTTCATTTACTGTTTTTATTCCAGTCTTTCCTACTTATGGTGTTATTTAATCTTCTCACTTTTATATTTACTTTTGCCAGGTCTACATCACAATCATCAAAAGCGATGTCTACATCATCCGACTTCTCCTTTGGTCTAATCTCATCTGGTTGCAATCCTAGCTTCTCACCCCACCTAGCAGCCCAGTCCATACCAGAACCAGACCAGATAATCATGTAGTTGCCTTGAGACTGAAACAACCTATATAAGGCGATGGTGTCATAGTTTGGCGTATCAATGTCCAAACCAGTTGCAACGCTTGGAATGATGAGTGTGTCGTCTACGTCAAATGCTATTTTCATCTCTATCCTCCCACTTGAAGTAGATTAATATGTGCGGCATTGGTGTGTCTAGTTGTTGGATCTGTTCCTTCTCTAAGGCCTGATCTTCTATGCTTACTATCCGAGTATCGCCATTATATTCTACCTGAATCCTTCTAGGATATCCCTGTTTAGCAAAGAGGTACTTCTTAGGGACTCCTATGTAGATACTGTAGTTCTCTAAGCCTAGATTCCAACCTGTGAAGCTCGTGGATGGGTAGTAAGTAAACATTACTTTTTATTTTTATCTGACTCTACTTCTATTCCTGTATCAACAATGTATGCCTGTTTAAGATTGTGCTCGGCAACTACTTTAATAGCAAAACCCTCTATTGCAGAATCCAGAGTACTAATCACAGTTGTATCTGGATTAACAAACAGTAGTTTTAATGTTTTTTTCATTTCTTCTCCTTGTTTATTAATGATAAGACTTTGTGCTTAAATCCATCGCAAGGGATCATCTTCTCTAACTTATTATCCCACATCTTATTTTCTTCACCGCATAAATCGCAACTCATCCCCGACACCTTATCTCTTAGTTCTGCCTTCTGTTCTTGTAGGAGAGATTCTATGAAGTTAAACAGGTTTTCTCTATTTAATTCCTTCAATCCCTCACCAGGATAATAAGAAAACTCTCCCTTTCTTACTAATTCTTCAAATGCTTCTCTCCAATTAGTCTTATTCATTTCTCTCCTTAACTTCGTAATTAACTAATGCAGTAATAAAAAAATCACCATATCTTTCAGACTCTATGGCTTCTTTCAACGAATCAAACTCATTGAAATACCAAGTGCTACTATGTTCTCTTTGCCAAACTTGATATTTTTTTATTGGTCTACTTTCTGGGTTGGTTTTGTTCATTTTCTTCTTTCATTATAGCGATGGTTTTACCGAAGCCCATCTTAAACTTTTTATTGTGTTCTTCACAAAGAGAAAATCCACAATTAATTACATCGGCTTCTTCCTTGCAAATTAAGCAACTAATGTTCCATTTCTTAGTCTTATTCATATTAGATTTACCTTTGTTTATTTTTCTAATTCTTTTGTATTTCTTATTTTTTTCGTTACCGACACAAGCTCATTTGAAAGCCTGGTCATTTCTTCAATAAAACTCTTCCTACTGTTGTTATAGTTGTTTTCATTCCAACGCTGTGAGACGGTGCAAGCTAATTGATGTGCTCTTTTTGTGAGATATTCTGGACTATTAAAATAGTATTCATTTTTACCTTCCCACTTGCTTTCCTCCCTCACCTTTTCTATTAAATCCTCTAGTTCTGTTTTGAGGAATTGTTGAATGTCTGGTATTCTCACATTTTCATCAACATAATAGCCATCCCTATCACCAGTGTTTTCTGAAAATCTTTCTTTTACCCTCTCTAATATCTGATCTATTAGTTTGTTCATTGTTTACTCTTTTCTTTTTTTTCTTTTCCAAAGTCGTTTTATAAATCTCTTACCCTCTTTTAATTTTGCACATTTTTTACATACTTTCCAATAATCATCCTTTTTACAGTTACATAAAATACATCTTCTAAACTTCTTAATCTTTTTATCTTTTATTGGTTTTGGAGGTAGAGGGAAATATCTACTAGCTATTATTGACATTGTCGTGAATTCCAGCATAACTAGTTGAATCAACATCAAACTCAATATTAAATACATCATCTAATGAAGTATAAATTAGTCGCTTTAATTGAGCCTTAAAAGCCTTTTCTTGTTTTTCGGACAATCCTATAGCTTCTATAAGCTCCATAGATTGACCTACAAGAGTATTAAAAACACTCTCTATTTGTTCATGGTTGACGTTTTCTAACGTCGCTGGTTGGAAGTCTTTTGACATGACTTTACCTTTCTTTACTAAACATTACTTATTGCAACCCAGGGATGGGTTTTTAACTTCCGTCTCGGTATTATGTTGCAATATTGTTATTATAGCACATCGTGCTTTACTTCATGCTATTTAAATTGTTACCTTATAGTTTATGGTTTAACCCAAAGGTTAATGCAAACGCCACTAGAATATCTAAGGTACTCCGTTTAAAGATTACTTCTGCATAGCCGATCACATTACTAATCGGGTCAAAGCAACCAAGATAGTTTTTCAATCTTGGGGGGGTAGTCCTCCAATCTTTATAAGGTACATCTACCCGCTTTCGTACAATTACTTATGCAAGACGCCATTCTAGATGCTGCTAGACTCATCAATCTTGTAAGCCTGCTTCCTTTTCTGTGAACCGACCTCAGCAGTTTAAACTCCAGTCGGTATTATGTTAATTAGTCAAAAGACTAAGAGTGTGGAGCAAGGATTTGCCGAGATTATCTGTTTAACCGTGAACGAATCACTTCTGTAGGTTTCCGACTCGTATAGTCACCTTGCATGATTGTTTGGACTGCTGAAGTTCTAGCATTAAGACACGATACAAACAATCTAACTCCAAACTAGCGTCTACCTATTCCGCCATCCACACTCTCAATCTTCTGTTAATGAGCAATCAGATACTTAGTAGGTATGAGGCAATTCGTTGTACTACCCTCGCAGTCCGATCTGCGTTATATCCTCCGCTGGGTTCGCGTCCTCCTTAACGTCTAATATATCTACTAGAGTTTGAGCCTATTCCTCATACCCACAAAATATCCGATGTTAAAGTTCTATTAAGTGCTTGGTGCGGCACTGAGATTTGCACTCCTACTGGTTCGCTTTCGCGCAGTGTCCTACCACTCTTTCTCCAGCTGCATCCCGCACAAAACACTCAATGTTAATCTGCAACAAGTCTACTTAGCTTGTTTCTGGTTTAGTTTCTTCTAGTTTTTCTTCTAGTCTATCAAGGTTTTCCTCTGAGCTATTTAGTCCTCTAGCCATTCCTCTTAGTGCTGCTATCTTCAATTTCATTTTTATGTACCATCTATCTTTATCTGTCATTCTATCCCCTTAATGTAGTCATAGTAGTATTGGATTGGGTCTTTGCTAAGCACGGCATTACTCAAGTGCATTTTCCATTTTGATAATGGGGGATGATAAATATCTTGCTGTGGATGTTCTTTCTCACAATCACAATCTGGAAACATAGCCTTAGAAAATTTATGAGAAAAGAGAATCCCATTAATAGAAGCTCTAATTATTCCATCGTTATCTAAAATCCACTCGTTAGACAACTTAATTACCTCTAAGTTTTTCCAGTCTGGAATAAAAGACGGTTTATATCCCTGCTTCACCGCATACTCTATGATTGCTTGTAACTTTTGCTGTTGTGATTTGGGCATAAAAAAATCCCGTGTTCTGCTCCGACTGTGACTAAGGTTTAGACTGCCCCAGTCAGAACAAAAAACGAGATTGTGTCTAAACCTATGTCTAGAATATCAACTCAGACTACCTGTTGTCAACTAGATCTTTTTCCTGCCTACAAGCAGTACAAGTCTCTACATAGATAGGGATGCCATAGTCTGTAAATCCAAACTCGTTAAAACATTCATGCGGCCCATCTAATTCAACCCAAGTTTGATACTTAGCTTTACACTTAGGGCATTCTTTGCTTTTTCGTTTCATTTCACTTTACTAAAGAAGTCACTGGCTACTCCATAGGTTACCAACAACCCAGTAATACCTGCTGTTTTCCAATCAGCACCTAGTGCTAGTTGTCCAAATACGGCAGCCAATCCTGGTGCAGTAAACTTTAAGAGATTCTTAAAAAACTTCTCTTTTGCTTTTGGTGTTAGTCTTTTCATTTTTTACCTTTCATTAATTCACTAATACGCCTTACAAGCTCACGAAATAGGTTAAAAGAGGCTTTTTCTTCATTACCAGCCTCCATATCCTGCTCTAATTTATCTATCCGATTATTAGCCTTCTCTAACATTGATTTAAGTTCATCAATCTCTGTTTTCCATTCCACCTCTTTCTTAGCAAACTCAGCCTCTTTCTTGGAAATGGTCTTGTTAGCATCAGTTAATTGATCTTCTACTTTTAGTAGTCTCTCAATAGAGCCAAGAATGTCCGTTTGATCGCTTTTAGCAGGTAAGAACAGCTTTTTAGCAAGTGCTTCAAGAAACTTCTGAAGATCCTTTTTCCGAAGCTCGGCTTGTGCGTAGTATTCTGAGTTGTCTGCTTTGAGTCTTTCAACTTCTTCTGAGAGTCCCCTATTTTTTTTTCGCTCACTTTCTAAGAAAGCTGTCTCTTTATCCCATACCTGGATGCCTTCATCCTCTGATTTAACTTCCATGTGTTCTAGTAGTTTGTTTGTCATAGTAGTTGAAGGTTTTATATAAGGAGTAGGATCAATGGTACCTCCATAACCATTAGATCTGTTTCTTGGATTTCTATAGTAGCCCCAGTGTAAATGTGGTCCACTACTCCATCCGGTGTTGTTACAAATTCCGATCAGATCTCCTTCTTTGACCTGTTTGTTAATATTTACTTTAAATTCTTTTAAGTGTCCTAGTACTGAGCCCTCTTTAGACGACTCTATCTTGAGGTAATTGCCATAACCGTTAGCGTCATAACGTCTTTCTTTTACAACTCCATCATGAGGAGCAAACAATAAGCAAGTAGATGCCTTAACTCCGTTCTCGTTAAATAGTCTGAAATCAACTCCATTGTGTCCTTTAAAACCAAACCTGGCATATATTGAGGCATTAACACCCCACTTCTGAGTTACATAGACTTTCTTTACTGGGTAATTCATTTTATTACCTCAAATGTTGGTGTTTGAAACTCCACCACCACCTCCCTAATGGGATTTACTTTGTAGGTCATTGTTTGTTTGTAATAGTAAGTTCCTGGAGTTAATTCTAATGGAATATTAATATCTTTAGCTATATTTGTTCCACAACCACTTGGGGCGTTTCCTGAAATTATCTCCGGTAAGGTATAAATAACACCATCTATAAATTGCCTGGTCATTCTTGCACTTAACGGCAAATATTTACAATAACTTATTTCTAAATCAAACACCTCCCCTGCTTTGTAACTTTCTTTCAATGGAGTAACTGATTTAAACTCAATTACTTTATAAGGAAAAGCTAAGAGAAAAATTAGTATCCCAAGACAAGTAATCATGATTATTAAAATAACACTTGATAATATATCTGTTAGGCTGCGTGTTCTCATAAGAATTTAGTTGCCAATATACCTACTATAATAGCTCCTATGTTAAGAGCAGTATACACTTTTTGTTTAGTTCCAAATTTAACTAACTCTAGTTCAATATGAGGTAAATGGTTGGTCATGATCTTATCTAACTTATTATCTAAAGAGTCATATTTCTTTTCTAGCTGCTCTACTCGGTATTTAAGTGTGTCACTATTAGTCATATCTTTTCCAGTCTTTCATCTAGAAGCTTCTTATCGTCTTCTCTCCAGGCGTCTACCTTTTTATACCACCCATCTCTTTTGTTGGGTTCAACTCCCCTAGTAGATAGACAATAGTGATAGTGCTTCAGCCCGGCATCCTTGCAGTAAGTATAGAGACCCCGCTTCTTCATTTGAGCTGCTAGTTCTACATCAACGCCACAGTGGTTGTATCCTCTGTAAAATATCTCGTTGTTCTCAAGATCGTCTAAACAGTTTCTAGAAATTAGAAAGTGATGGGCAATGCTTTCCTTCCATCCCTCATCGTTTAATACGACTATCCCCTTACCATGAAGATTCTCTTTAAAGTGTACAAATGCTTGAGTTAGCCACCCCAACATTACCTCAGTGTCATCTGCTAAGAAAACAATAAACTCGCCCTTAGACTCCCTAACACCATCGTTGAACTTCTTGATGGCTGTGCCATCCTCATCTCTGCAAATAATCTCATAGTTAGGATAGACGGTGTTCTCTTTGATTGATTCAGTCAGTCTCTTAAATCCTTCTTTACGCACCACCGGTACAATGATTGAGATTAGTGGTGTGTCATAGAAATACTTAACGTTGTTTAGAATTCTTTTGTCTGGATTGTGTTTTAACGATTCTACCCACCACTTCTTGCATTCTTCTTTATCGCTTGAAAGAGTGGCTAGTTGATCTGGTATTCTCCACTCATAATATGTCATTTCAGTTAAATAGCCTTGTGGATTATATTCAACACCTAAAGCCGCCTGATACCATACCTTAGCTTCGCTTGGCCTCTTTAGCTTTTCATAGGCTTGTCCTAAGCTCCAGTACGGCTCTCGTCTTAGCCCGTAAACAGATATGGCCTTTAAATAACAATCTATAGCTTTATTGATATCTCCCAGGTGTTCATAAGCCTCTCCCATAAAAACATGAGCTTGGCTTTTCTCTGGCATCCATTGTGATAACTCAGAAGCCTTCTCTAAGAATACAATCGCCTCCTGGTACTTCTTGCTCCATAGATACTCACGGCCTAAATAATAAACATTCCTGTCATCATTTGGTTGATCTAGCACGGATAGTTCTAAGCCTGGTAGGTAGTGTCCTCTCTTACTCTCTGGGTTCTGCCAGTGGTTGTGATAAATAAAGTCACAATACTTAGGAGGTTTGCATGGCTCAATTTCAGTTAAAACCTCATGGATCCACTTAGTCCATTTAAGTTTAGACTTGCGGTACATCTTGCACTGCTGAAACTCTAAGGCACAACTCCCATCTGGGTTGTGTGTATAGCAAAACCTGTAAGTTAAATGGTCTTCATCTTGGATGGCTTCTCTAACCTTATCTAAGTCCCAATCTATCGCCTCGTCACAATCAGCACTAAAGACCCAATCGTTCTTAGCTAATGAGGCCGCATAGTTTCTGGCGTTGGCATAATGAAAGTATTTCTCTCCCAACTTAAAGCTAGGCTCCATGCCGTAGTCTTTCTTCCAACTATCTATTTGTTCTTGAGTGGGGCCTATCTTAAATCTGTCTCCAACCTCCTCAACATTACAACCGGCATCTCTAGCAATCTTGACCGTGTTGTCTGTGGATCCAGTATCTACTAAGACAATATCGTTAATGCCCTTTAATGACTCTAGGAGTCTGGGGAGAGTCTTCTCCTCGTTTTTGGCAATAAGAACTACCGATATGTCTTTCATAATTGCTATACCATTGCATAATTACCAAATATTGTTGCTGGGTTTCTACCACCGGCTGCGGCAGTTGCTCCTGTGCCATAGAGACTGAAACCATAACTATAGTCAGTGTAGCCAGATACCTCAGCTTCAGTAATATTATTGCCAGACTTGTAATACATACCTGTTGTACCCGCAGTACCCATCTCCATCTTGCCCGCAGACCCTACATACATACCTATTAGGTCGCCTGTTTCAACTGGAATGCTCAATCCAGAAAAGGTTTGTTTTGACCCAGCAGTTACCGCACCAATAGTTGTGCCAGCCCTACTAGTATAAGTTGTGCTAGAACCGAAAAAGGTTGCGACTACAGTCCCAGTTGTGGTTACATTAGCCCATATTTCAACAGAGGTTAGCGTTCCAGTGCCATCGGCAGAGTTATCCTTATTTATTAGTGTATAGGTTGGGTTTTGCCAAATACTAGCTCTATCAATCGCAGCCAGCCCTACATCAATTAAAGCCATGATGATGTCTCCTTTGTTCTTGAGGGGTTAGTTGCTATTAATTCATCAACTCTAGCATCACAAGATTCTTTATCAATTACATCTGGGAAAACAACATCTTTGTTTTTCATGTCCATCAACTGATTGTTTGAGTGTAAAACATAGGCCTCCCTTGCAAACGCCTCTGCTTTATCTAAGATCTCCTCATCACTAGATGTGTGTGGAACATATATAAAGTGGTTATGAAATGGGTTAACTTTTTGCTCAGTATCTAGGCCAGCAAGCCACTCATTATAATCCTCAATATCAGTTGGATTTCCAGCATCATCAACCCCACCAGTGTAACCCCCCTCTGGGATAATAGGTGACTGGTAAACAAACTCATCATATCCAACTTCACCTGGTTCAAGATAAAAACAGGTTCTTATTTGCACTAAACCTTTTAGTTCACAACATCCCGATGGTTCAATTTTTATGTGCATATTTAAGTCCTTGTAAAGGTGACCATTGCACCAAATAAGTTGGCATCTACCCCGAGAGTATCCTCTGATACATCCCTATAAACTCTTATTTGAACTAGCTCTGACGCTGTTGCTCCTGTGATGGTAATTGCTGCTGTTGCGCTTGATATGTGTACGTCTGCTGCTGTTATTAAGGTATCTTCTATACCTACAGCCGTTCCAAATGCTTGGTCTATTGCATCGCTGTCTGCATAAGACCTTCCTTGCATATAAAACTTGACTGTTCCTGAGCCACTAGCTGCTGTCCAGTAAAAGACTGCAGTTATAGTTCCAGCATCCCAATCTGAAGGCATAGCTAAAGTCCATTGAGCGTATTCATCTGTTGCAGTATCAAAATCAAGAGACTGCATATCAACATCATTGGTTCCATATTCTGTCTTAGTAGGTCCACCTGCTCCAGAGGTGGTTGAAGGCCATCCACCTGCTGAGGATAACCAAATCTTTCCAGTTGCTGCTGCTCCGGTATAACCCGTGTACCCAGTGTAACCGGTGGCTCCAACCGCTCCTGCGGCTCCAGTGTATCCCGTATAACCAGTGTATCCCGTTGGTCCTGTAACAGTACTTGCAGCACCAGTATCCCCTGTGTAACCCGTATAACCTGTAGGTCCAGTTACAGTAGAAGCTGCTCCTGTATCACCGGTATAACCTGTGTAACCGGTGGGGCCAGTAACCGTGCTAGCTGCGCCAGTATCCCCCGTATATCCCGTGTATCCTGTATATCCAGTAGGACCCGTTACTGTTGAGGCAGCACCAGTATCCCCGGTATAGCCAGTATAGCCTGTGGGACCAGTGACGGTTGATGCCGCACCAGTATCACCAGTGTAGCCAGTGTAACCGGTATAGCCTGTTGCTCCAGTTGATGAAGCTGAACCCGCTGGACCCGTAAAACCGGTATACCCGGTATAGCCAGTCGGCCCTGCTAGACCAATGTCTGCAGCGTTTGCTATGTGTACTATTTCAAAATCTGACATAAATTCTCCTTATGAATATGATAAAGACTCTCTGTTATCCCAAATATTATCTTCTGTTGAATTGCCATCAGCCCATAGCATCTGAACACCAGAGGCTGTGGTTATTTTTTGAATAGCCCAACTTGCCGCTGATGTAGCTGTTCCTGTAGCTGCTGTGCCTAAATAGAAGGTGGTGGATACTCCAGAATCAGTATCAAATTGTAATCCCTTACTTGAGGAAACGGCAGCAGTTTGTAACTTACCATCTGTGTCTACTAACACATTATGCCAAGTACCAGCAGACGCTCTCCCCATCATTCCTTCTCTGGGAATTACAGGTGAAACTGACTTGTCTGAAGACTCGTTTTTCAGTCTTTGTATTGTTAATTCGGTCGCTGTTTGTGTTGCCATGTTATAATGTCCTTTATGATCGGTATTATAGTTTTAGTTTTATTTTTAATATTTTTATCTGGCGCCATGTTTGGTGGTAGATAACTATTCTTCTCTACTTGGTATTAACCCCAATTGAACTAACATCCTAGCTGTGCTCGGTGACAAAACTGCTTCTGCAGCTCTACCAGTTAATTCAACTGCACCTTTGGCAGCTCTTCCAGGAATGCTCTCAGCCAATTCTTTTCCGGCTACCGCAAACGATGTAGCTGCTTCTGGTCTAGTAATTGCACCAACCGCTACGTCTCCAATTCCTCTTCCTTTTAATCCTTCTATGAAAGCTGAGCTAGAGTAAGCCTTAGTAGCTTCAATTAGTTTAGACATTCTCACAAATGGCTTTGCTATTGATCTGATCTCCGGGATAGTTTTAGCAGCCTTGAATTGATTTGCTAATCTTGGAGAGATAGCGTTTAGAGAATCTATTATTTGAGATGTTTTAAAACTATCAACTATGGCCCCTTTGGTTGCCTTATCAATGGCATTTGCTACCTCATCAGCAGTGCTTAGATAGATTTTAGCTTGTTGCTCTAACACTTCAGCAGAGAGTCCGTCAGCACTTCTAGAAGCCTTGTTTAGAAGACCATATCCTATCCTCTCCAAAGTTCTTTGGGAATCTAAAGCGTCTAGTGGATTAATCCCAGTAACGCTTTTTGTGCCACCAATGTTTTTGCTCAAGATGTTGTTTATACCAACCTGAACGTTTTTCAGTGTTTTGGCGTCTAGATTAACAGCGTCGTCAGCAGCTTTACCCGTGGCAGTCAATGCATCTCCAATATCAATGTTCTTCCCTATCTTACCAACTGCATTTCTAGTTATTCTGCTAATTTGTCCTTCAGCTCCACTTACGTCGTCTGCAATCTTTGCAAGATCATCTAGATCTCCAGTGAATCCATGTTTGACCATTTCACTAGCCACCTCATCTGGTTTCAGCTCAGACGCAACGCGACTACTTGTTTTGAATATTGAACTAAAAGCCTTAGTGCTTGCATTTTTAGGAACAAACACCCTACCAGCTCCTTTAGCAGCTCCCTTTAAAGCGCGTCCTACTGGTCCTAGTGTCTTACCAGCTATCCTTAAAGTACCTGCTGTAAGTAAATCAAATAATCCGGCTATAGCTGGTTCTTTTACAAGTTCAACAGCTCTTTCACTTGCTGTTTCATCTTGAATTTTAAAAGCATCTTCTAGAGTTTCACCAACTCCTAATCCAGCAGCAGTTCCAACAGCTGATCCAGCAGCACCGGTTACGATGGCTCCTGGTCCACTTGGTGCTCCGAGTATTGATCCAGCAATTCCTCCTAGAATAGCTCCTGCCGTTGGTGCAGCCTTAGAAACTTTCTTAGCTACCTTCTGAAATCCAGTTGGCTCTGATTTAAAGTCTGCTTGTTTTAAAATAAAGGAAGCCTCTTCTCTTGTAAGGTTGGGGTTTCTCTCTTTAGCTTGTTGTAATAATAATCTTTTATCTGTTGGCATATTTAGAACCCCATTTCTTCTAATATTTTGTCATTATCTTGATTTGATGATCCCGCCCCAGTTCCTTCAAATTGATCAAAAATCTCTTGACCGTACTCGCTGTACGCCTGGTTAGCAGTCAATCCTTCTCGTTTACCCTTTTCAAAAATTAATTGGTTAATCATAAGATCTTTAGATAGTTGTTTTAAATCCTCTAGGTTTTCAGTCTCTGTCTTTCCAGATGTTGGCAAGAACTTCTCTAGTCTGCTCATTTCTCTATCTGAAACCGTTGCTCCAGATATAATTTTTGCATATTGAGCCTTAACGTTTTCAACTACTCTCCTTAGAGATCTTGTTTTCTCACCAGCTAAAAAGCCTGGGATTAATGCCGCAAATGGACCAGTTCCTGTTTTCACATCTGTACCTGAAAACAAAGCAACTCCCTGATCAATCAGTTGAAGTAAGTCTGTTTGAGTTTTAATATCTTTTTCTTCTGAATTTGTTATGAGTTCAATCAATGGAATTTGTTGTTTGTATTGTTGAATACCTCCAGACCGGAGAATTGATTCTGCAATCGCATACCTCTCGTCTTTAGTACCGCCTTTTCTTACCAAGTCACTTCCACCTTGCTTAATAACTTCTGCAACTGCATCTTCCCCAACTAACTCTCTTTGAGCAAACTCTTGCTCGCTCAATGGCTCTATAGTTCCATCTGCAGTAACCTTGAATCCATCCTTAACAGATTGTCTTACCGCTTCATCCTGTCTCTCTTTGAGGGAAATCATTTTGCTTATTATGTTTATTACGTTGTCGCTTTGAGTTTCTTGAAACCCTCTTCTTTCAGCAGCTACTGTTTCATCCAATCCGGTTTGTAGTGCTCTACCCAATCCAGAAGAAGCTGTTAATAAGGCACTGGGGGCTTCCCCAGATACTCTTTCTCCTAAGTTGCGTAGTGCTTCTACACTAGAAGCTCCTTGTCCTGGATCCGTTCCTCTTGCAAATGCTTGAACTTCATTAGTTCTTTTTTGAAGTTCTGGAAACCTCTCTTGTGCTCTGCTTTGAAAGTCCTCTGCCAAAGAAAGCTGAGCTTGTAAACTTGACTGTAGTTGTCTTGCTAATTCATCTCCTGCTTGTGCCTGCGGTGGTGTATCTAATACCATATATTCTCCTTAAAATAATTGACTATAAACTGATAATGATAATGGGTTCACAAATTGACCCCTGCTGTTTCTAACCGATATATCAGTGTGATAGCCAGTGGAGTTTCCTGCAAATCTTCCTTTGCCTCCACTTAATCCTATTGATTGTCCTGCTCCTATCTTTTTGCCTTCATTAGCTGCTGTGACAGCTTGTGGGCTAAACGAGTCCATGTGTGAAATTCTATGGCTGTTTCCCAACTCATCTATTATAACAACGTTTCTACCGTAGCCATTCTGGTCAAATCCCAATCTAACTTCTCCTGATACAGGGGCCTTTAGTTCAGTGTTTTTAGGAACAGCAACATCTAAGCCCTTGTGTCTACTGTCGGCAGTAATGCCTTTGTAGAGCGATGGGTTAAAGTTGTTAAACTGTTGGCTAATATCAAAGTCGCCCTCAAAGAGTTTTAATCCAGGGATATCCTCTTCTACGTTGCCTTCTATGGCTACGTTGTAAAAAGCCTCTTTTTCTGAAAGTCCCTGACTAACTAATTGGTTAACTCTCTCTAGCTGTACCGCGTCAATCCCCTTGCGCTCCATTTGTCTAGATTGAGCTAACTGATTAACATCAATGCCCTTTTTTCCTAAGTCATCTAGTAAAGACTGCTGACCTGTTTCAGCCATAATCTGTTCTGGAGTCTTGCCAGTAGGATCGTAAGGCTCCTTTTCTTGTTCTTTTTTAGCAGCTTCTTCCTGTTTGTTAATTAATTCAACATTCAGCGTATTAACTCTAGAAGCAACTTCTTTTGCCTGGCTCCCTACATCAATAGTTTCCTTGTTAAAACTAGCTATATCATCAGCAAATGATGGTGCGCTAATTTCCTGTTGTTCAATCTCTGGAGTTTCTTTTACGGAAGGATCTAAAATTGGGGTAGCGGCATTAATTGGTCGCTGTCCCACTCCAGATATATCGGACTCTTGCCTGAATTGTTCTAGATCTCTGGTAAAACTTGGTAGGTCTGTCATTATCCGAATTGTCCTAGTTGTTTCTTTAATAATTCTTCTTGTGTTAGTAGAGATAGTACGTTTCTTCTCTCAGAAGCTCCAGTTCTTTCAATAGCAGACAGTCTCTTTTCAAAGTCTAACTGAGCTGCCTCGCTACCCTTATCAAATCCAAACTGTACATCTTCTGCACCTCTTCTAGCTCCTGTTTGGATATCTTCTAGTCTGCGCCCGCTTTGTAGTTGAGCTTCTTTTGATTGCTCTGTTCTACGAGTTCTCTCAAGATCAAACGCCCTACGAATAGGATCAGTGCTTAGTTTCCTTGCCTCTTCTTGCTGTTGTCTGCGCTTAACCTGAAGCCCTGAGTCTAAAAGTCCTCTAGCCCCAAACTCTTCTTTGCGTTGTTCAGTCTCTATGCCGGTTGCAAATTCTTGTTGTTGCTCAAACTCCGCTTCTCTGGCCCGTAGGTCGGTGTCTTCTATGTCTTGTCTTCTCAAGAAGTTGGCAATATCTACCTTCTCTCTGCCAGTTTTAAGATCAAAGTCAAAGGGAATTCTCCCAATGCGTTTTTCCAACTGGTTGGCAACCTTAGAAAAGAACTCAGCTCTGGCTTGATTGTCAGTTCCTAAAGCAGTCTCAAATTGCCTCTTTAAAAACTTAGTAATAAAATCAAAGTCACCTTGAGCCTCGCCCTTGAGTTCATCAATATATTTATTGATCTCATCAGCGGCCTGACTATCTAGTGCTCTAATTTGTTCGTCAACTGATGCCATATATTCTCCTTTAAGCTATTCTGATGTAGCCAAACATTGTGGCTCCTGAATAATTACCATTAGTGATTCCACCCTTTTTGTAAGCCGCTAAGTTTACAGTGGTAGTACCACTAAGTGTGTTAACAGTTATAAATCCAGCTCCAGACCATTCAGTTTGCGCACCACTTGCGCTGTCAAATTTAAATCCAGGCATGTCTGCATGAATTTGACTTGACCCATCATTTAATTCCCAAATGATAGCACCAGTAACGTCCGCTCCTGTATCTACATAACAGGCACAGTTACCATAGAAAATGTATTTGCCTGCTGGTAGGGAAGCATGAGTTATGATTGTAGTCCCTAAAGAAGCCGTAGCTGTAATAGCCGCGTTGTTTCCCTTGCGTGTCTGATCTTGAGTCAGATTAAGTTTTGAATCATCTACTGTGTCATCTGCTAGTTTGTCCCCATCTACTGCATCATCTGCAATCTTTGCCGTTGTTACGTTGGCGTCTTTAATCTTAGCTGTCTCAACTGCGTCAGTTGCTAAGTCTGCGGCCAGAATAGCCCCGGTTAGGTTCAACTTTGAATAAGCAATGGCTGCTGCTGCTTTAATATTAGCGTTCTCTATATTGCCATTAACTAACGTGTATAGAGTATCTTCGTTAGCGTTTACTTCTGATGCTAGGATTGTACTACCTGCTACATAAGTGTTTGGTTTAGTTATTACTCCCATAAATCTCCTTTATTTAATTTTCTTTGGTTTGAATGCCAAAGTGTATGGCTTCATTGTTACTGCCTGATCTGCTGCGTTATTTCTAAAACGTATCATAATCTGTTCGCTTGCTCTTTGTAAGGCAAACTTCTTTTTAATTTCAACTCCATAACCCCAGGTTGATGTATCCCATGTTCCAGAGTTCCATACGTCTCCAGAGTAAAGATTAATATTTCCATGTTCGCTGAACGTGGTTCCATCAAGACTTGAAGATACTGCGACGTTGTAGTCTCCCCCTGATTCTGCCGTAACGATAATAAACCTGGCCGTCTTTCTCATGTCCGGATCTCTTAGGTCTATCATTCTGTCTTTAATGTCAAAGTCTATGGCCGCGCTGTTATCATTTGTGCCGGTTTCAGCTTGATATATCAATGAATCAGCATCACCCTCACCATAGTAGAGCTGTGGTTGATTGCTAGGCAAATAGACCGCCAAAACTCCTGGACTCCAACCGGTATAAGTTACCCAGGGATGAGGGTTAAGTGGTTTATCTATCCTAATCCTAAGATCAGCAACCATTAATATGTTGTTAAAGCTAGATGACCCATTGGGCGCTGCATAGTAAACCCTGTTGTTAAATAGCTTGCCTGCAACCTTAGATAAAGACCCCTTGTTAAGTCCATCAATAGTTCCCTGAATATTAGCACTGATGATTCCATATAGAGGATTTCCGCCCTCTTCATTCTTTCTTATAGATCTAATGTTTCCATTCTGATCCATGAACCAAAGATCATTGCTTACCTGAACGATTGATCGGTGAGAAGCACAACCAACACCGTTGGCTATAGTAACCAAGTTGTTTACGGTGGCAGATAGCTTCCAAGCACTGGGACCATCTCCTGTAAGGATGTAAATTGAGTTCTCTTTAAAGATAACTAAAAACTTATCTAGAATGCCTATGCCAGTAATTGCTTGGCCATCGTCTAATCCTACATCAAAGTAATCAGTTGCGGTTGTCCAAGTGTCTGCATCACCAATATTAGAAAACCATACTCTTGTGGGATAGCTAGTACCATCAAAAACGCTAGCTCCACAAATAAACATGTAGTTCTTCCACCAGACTCCATACTTAGCTTTTGGAACAGCAGCATTCCCCATATCAACAAGACCTGAATTAAGAGCTACAGATGCACCATCATAGCTGTGCATGTTGTCAGTTCCATTAAGGATGTAGAGTTTATTATCAGCAACGACGAATTCTGTATCTAATCCTGTTGTGAATCCATTATCTAGGGTATCCCAAGTAGTAGAGTTCAGGTATCTAAGATCCGTACCAGTTGTTGAAAATAGCCACTTAGTCCCATCAGACTCCTTCCACGAATCTAATCCCGTGATTTTAGTATCACCGGTGTCATCTCCTAAGATGGTGGTTCCACTTCTCTTTTGTACGATACCTTCTTTTCCAATATAAGCATTCTGGACCACTCTAGACTCATCATCACGCAACTGATCTAAATCAGCAGCATCATTTTGACCCCCTGAGTAAGTCCTTTTACGATAGTAGACAAAGTTTCTAGCCATATCAATTTCCTAGTACTGTATTAGATCTCGGTGTTTGGTTTGGGTGTGAGTGTCCAACAAACTCCTGGAAGCTCATAAACTTACGTCTTCCACCTCTTTTTTGGCGTGTATCATCTTTAATTGCTAAGTTTACATAATAGTAATAAGTTCCAGGTACGGGATTTCTAGGATTGCCCATTAATTCACGCTTCTCATCATGCTCTTCGTCATAAGAGTTGTAGATGGCAAACGCATAGATAACTAAAGCCTCGTGATATTCTGCTGGCATTGATGCTATTGCTGCATCTGAGGGGCTCTGTGTCCCAACAGTCATATTGGTTGGCCTACGAAGATACCAAAGCTCAATGTTGTTTGTCCCAACCGCTGAGGGAATTGGGTTAAGTGCAAAAGACCCCCCAAACTCTGAGAATATCCTTTGGCTTGTGTCATATAAGACACGCTGCTCGTGAGGAACCCATGAATAAACATTTGGTGATGATGTTGTTCCGTCCACCCTTAATTCAACAGCTCTCCTATAATCATCTGGTAAGTCATATTCAGCCTGACTAGCTACTGAAGATGCGGTCGCCTTCTTCTCCAACCAAGTAAAGTCATGCTCTCTACAAAAAGCTCTCAAGCCTTCATTAATCCAGGTGGTCATATTGGCATTACTCACCTCTGGTGTAGAGCCGATTCTGTTATTTAAATCTGTTAGTAGTTCGTCTAATGTCATAATTCTCCTATGCGTCAGTCCAATCTGTTGTTACTGAGCTTGCATCTTGATAACTGGTAATTCCATTAAAAGTGATGTTAAAGTTAAAAGTAATCCCTTCTTGATTGAAGGCAATTATTGATCTGTCCTCAAAATCTTGTTCTGTCCAGCTAGTAGATACGCTTGTAGAGTCGGTCCATGTTGTCATTTAGATTTCCCACTTCAAGTTATAAGTCATATGAGTCCATGCTGTATTGTCAGTAATACTGGACTGGATTGCATATCCGGTATATATCTTTGTTCCGATTGAAAATGCAGTCATTAAATTATTACTATCTCCAGATGTTTGAGAATAAACAAAGCCCAGACCAGATCTATCAGCCCTATTAACCCATACTGGAAAAACAGTATCACTTGTTTCTAGATAGAAAGTATTACTTGTGCCAGCTTTAGTCGGGGCGAGATGAATATGAGCATCAAAAGTATTCCCATTAACCATTCCTCTACACACTGACACACTTGGCTGTCCACCAGCCCCATCGTCTAGTCCAGTCCATGTTGGAGCGGCAATATCAAACCAAGTTGGATAACCTTGTGGATTCTGTTGATATGAGTATGAATTTACTGTAATAGCAGCATTTGCAATCGTGTAATCGGTGTTGGTCATTATTGTAACCGTTGTGTCAGTTGAGAATGAGCTTGCTACCACCACTCCATATTTAACAGTTGTTTGTGTCCAAATGAGCCGTGTCCCTTTAGTAAAAGTTGTGGTTACGTCTTTACCTGCAATTGTAAAAGTCTGTGCCGAAGCATATACCCAGGTATCACTATCTGAAGTCCAACCAGTTGTAGATCCACCAGCACTGGCGTCAACATAAGCCTTAATTGATTGTTGGCTAGCTACTGCAATAGCGCTGTCATCATCCATTGCATCTTGATCTAAGAAGGCCGTACCAGAAAGAGTCCCGTTTAATACAGGACTTGTTAGGGTTTTAGTGGCTAGGGTTTGTGCTGTATCTAAATCAACAATGTCTCCGCTTGAAGTTCCTCCAACAGTTACTCCGTCTAATTGGTTGAGTTCCGCGGCACTAGAGGTAACATCGGTAGCTCCGTCAGCTACGGTATGCTTGTGTCCTGGATTGCTTTGTGAGGCGTTGGTAAGTTTATAGTTTAAAGATGCTGTGTCAGCACTTGCGGTAATACCCACCGCTGTTTCAAGTTTTTCAATACCATCGTTCTGTGCTGATTCAAGTCCTGCGTGGTCAAACGTATTTTGACTACTTGTAGCTGTAGGATCAACGAATGTAGTTTTAGCTGTGGGAAATGTGCTGGAAGCTGGTGAATATGCCATAAGCAGTCCTAGGACCGCTCCGTCAGAATAATATTATACTATTCCCTTAATATCTGCAAGTACTTTAGCCCTCATTCTTTTCAATTTGTCTTGACCTTTAGCTATTTGTTTCTTTAATTGTTCATTCCTATTGCTTTCTGCTTTGATCTTTCTCTTCTCTGCCTCAAGTTCAATCTTGGCGGCTTTCTCAGCGATGCTTAGTTCTTCCTTTGCAATCTCAACATCCTTTTGGATATCCCTTAGGGCCTGTTCACTCATCTCTGATTCTTTGTTTTGAATACTCTTGATACCTAAGAACGCTAGGATCTTGTTTAGCTTAAAGATTCCAGAGTCATTTTCTTGTAGATTTAACTTACTGCCTATTTCATCAAGAACACCCTTAACCATCTCTATAGATCCATCAGTCATCTCGCTTAAATGCTTGGTGATAGATTCAACATTACTAGATGAACCATCTGTGTCGCTTAAACCAAAGTAGTCCATAGGATAGGGCTTATTGTAGGTACTGCTATAAGATTCTAGGCTATGACTCTCAACCACTGATGAGGATGGGCTATCAACCCTAACTCTTTTTGGTACCGGTTCATTGCTTGGTATTATGGGAACTGCTACTGGTTCAGACATTTTTGATAGGCTTTCACCCACTTCTCATAGTGGTCATCTAAATTATAGTTCTCAAAGACGTGTTTATAAGCATTAACTGCTATCTCTTGCCTCTTCTTCTCATCCATAATCAGCTCTATTAGGTACTTCTCCCAATCTCCCTTTGTCTTTGCTAAATAGCCTGTTTCTCCGTGTTTAATAGCGTCGTGATATACAACGGTGTCGCTGTAAACTCCAGGCACTCCGTTGGCCGCATACTCATAATATTTAATTGAACTCTTGCAAGAATTAAACTCATCATCTAACAGTGGGGCTATAGCTATATCTAAACCTAGTGTCTTAGATTTGATTGGCCAGTATTCTAAGGGGACACCGGTAACATACTCCCTCTGGTTAGAAGGAATGCTGTTGAAGATCTCTTCCCCATAGATTCCCTTCTTGCCTCCTGCACCACAATAAACAAACTTAACAAAATCATAGTCCTTACAGATCTTTTCTATCACTGGAGCAATCATCATTAAGTCTTCTCGGTGAGATAAGCTACCAGCCCACCCCAACCTCAAGTATCCTCTAGACCTAGACTCTAAGGGCTTTCCCCACCACAGATAATCCATGTAGTTTGGTAAGACAATTACGTTGTCATTAAACTGTCTATAGTGTTCTGCTAATACCTCTGTTGTAACTGTAACCAGATCACACTTGCCGATAGTATCAATAGTTTGCTTGGTTTGCTTCTCGTCTAAGTCCATCAGAGTTTTGCGGTCTTTACCACCAACGCCAATAATAATGTCATCAGCATCGTAAACAACTTTAGCTCCTTGCTCATGGCAAACATCAATCCCTTTTGGATTACGCCACATCTCAGCTACAACTACATCAGCACCCATCGTGTCCTCTTCCCAGTCCTTATGGCTACCAACAGCAAACTCATGGTCGGTTAGAGAGTTGATGTAATTAGCTGGACCCCTAAGCCTCCACTGTACGGAGCCGGTATCGTTACTGAAAGCCACGATTTTCATATCATCTCCCTCAAGTGCACCCACTCTGTATCGGTAGGAGCCTTAGTAAGTCTGAAGAACGATTCTTCTAAACCATTGTCCATTGTGTCGTGAACATGACCATGTGCTATTAGATTCTTCTCAAGAGGCATTTCATCTTTTAAGTTCCAGTTATAGTAACCGTCTTCCATTACTTTAAATCCTAAGTCCTCTATTGCCTTCTTAGCGTCATCGTTAAGTAGCCACTGGGGTGCTTTAAACAAATTATTGATCTCAAGACCTACATTTGCAAACATCTTCTGTCCTGTAAGCACACGATTCCTAGCTTCAGTATGTGTTAGTTTTTCAAACTCTCTAGGTGCGTGTGTTAATCCATGAATTGATATCTCCATCCACCCATTGTCTACTGCCTCCATAACCCTGTGAACCCAGGGCTTGTAGTCGCTATTTGTGATAGGAGTACCCTTTGTATTCGGAGATAGTCTTATCTCCCAAGGAACGGTAAACATAGTAACTTTGAAGTCTGGGTATCTCTCTCTGATTTGATCTAAGATATCAAACCTGTGATTTAATGGACTGAAGTCGTCATAATTAACTGATATTTGCATATTCCTCCATTATATACTTACAAAACATATCTCTAGTAAGGTAGTGTTGTGAGCTTTTAGATTGACCCACCCCCATATCAGATATATTATCATATCCAAAGTCGCCCTTTGCTGGAACAATAAAGTTGGTGTTCTTCAACATATATTTGTTTGCCAAGCTAAACAGCAGATCATCTATAAACTCAGAGCCAATCTTTTCTCTATTGCGGCAGTGCATATCTACAGAAGCCCCAATAACCTTATGAGGGAGTAGCATGCTTCTAATCAGATAATCAACCTCTACCATTATATGAGTACTCTCTGTCATTCCAGAGGTATATGGGGTGTCTCCAGGAACTAATCTGCCTCCCTCAACACCAATGATAGAACCAGGTAGATTCCGAGCATACTTAATAAGATTCTCTACATATCTTGTACCTGGAATCATGTCATCGTCTATTGTAAGAACATAGTCAGCAGCACTCATGGCAGCCAAGCTGTTCCTAGCCGTAATGTGGTACATGTCAGTCGTTCTAATATAGTTCACACCTTCTACATCTAGGTCAATCTCTCCATCATCAAAGACAGTGATATACATGTGTTTGTAAGTCTGGTTCTTCAAAGCATTAATTAGCTTCAGCATGTTCTCGCTTCTCTGAGCATAGTGAGCCATCACCAGAACTTCAACCGAGTAGTTTTTCATGTAATCCTTTTTGAGTATCTTCCATGAAGGCCAGTACTCTTTTCTCCTTTTGGCTTTCATGCCAGTAAACCTTCTCCTGAAACTTCTTAACTGTTTTCTTAGCCCACTCCATTTGCTCTAGTGAGTTACCTATAGCCATACCGTACAACTTCCCGTCTTCACCATACTCGTCAAAGGCATAAGCCATTGAGAAATTCTCATGCATAACCACTGGGCAGCCACACATAATGGCTTCACTGCCTATTGAAGTATTGGAGAATATATAACACCACTCACTACTACGCATGAGTTTAATAAGGTCTTTTCTGTCTTTTGGGAAATCATGGGTAATTGCAGTTAGGTCTTTCATGTCTTTTAGAATTGATGTATCAACCTTACCGCCCATTCTACCGACGTAACAAATGTTGCCCTTTCTCTCAAACTTCTCGTCTTCATTAAACAAACTAAGATCAACGGTATTAAAATGACAAACCTTAACTTCTCCACCCCAATGCTTAGGAAACAATGTCTTTGCAAAGCACCACACATCATCTACTCCAGCCAAATCAACTTTGCCCCTACCAATCTTCTCATAGTCAGCCTGGATGTACTTAACTATGTAATCACCGCCATAGGTTAAATGATTGATGTTCTCAGGAGAGACAACAATGCACTTATCGTCTACGCCTTGTATGTTGTTTATTTTAGGAGTGTTTAGATCTGGATGAGTAATGTCGGTAGCCATGTAGGCTTTACCACCAAGCTCGTTAATTAAGTGACAAAACTTATGAATCAATACATTGCCCGCTGATGTCTCATCATAGCCAAAGTAGGGAAAAACATAAGGGTATTGTTTCATGCCTTTGTGGTCTTTTCTTCTTTCCTTCTCTCAAAGTATTTCTTGTATTTCTGTTGTTGTCCTTCAGTGCCGTCTCTGTGAGTGATTCTATGCTTGGGGTAATAGCAGGGCATATATCCCATTTTCCTAAAAGCCATGCTAGCTTCTGCATCCTGATTGCCATGTAACATCTGGTCTTCCCATCTAAAGCTGTCATAAGCCTTAGCGTCTATAGCGGCAAAGATTCCTCCTATGTGGTTGGTAACTTCAATAAACTCATCGCCAATCATTCCAAACCCTATCCTTCTAGCACCGCCTGGGTTGTGAAAGAGTCCTTCAACATAAGGTGAGATATAGGCCATGTGGTTTCTTTTCCACATATCCACAATATCTTTTAACCATCCATACGTCTGGAACTCAACGTCGTTATCCACTTTTATGATAATGTCATACTCTCCAGTGTCCTTAATAAGCTCTATAAGGTTGTTGCTGGACTTGGTAATACCTAAGTTCTTCCCAACATCCTTGCGGTCAATGATTGCGTTGGTGTCTTTAATCAACCAATCTAGTGTTCCATCATCTCCATTGTCTCTACAGAACCAGTCAAACTCATAGCCTGCTGTCAGCATCATCTCCCTATAAGTATCCTTAGAGTAATCCAATCGGTTGTAGTGAATAGTAAATATGGCCACCTTAAAAACGGAGTCGTCGTTGCTTAAATAAGGCAGCCGTATTTCACATCCACTAGGACTAAACGTGGGTACAAACAGCATCCCCAGCTTAGGATGCATATACATATCTGTTTTAACTTTCTGTGACTTAGCGTCTTCATGTAAATAGTAATCAAATGTAAACTCCTCAATCCTCTTAAACTTTAATCCAGCCTTAGCCATCCTCACCCATACATTCCAATCTACAAACTTGGGTAGCTTCTCATCCCAGCCACCAATCTCAAACATAGCCTCACGTCTCATCATGGCCGCTGAAGTGTCTATGTAGTTTCTAAGCATGAGAAACTGTACATCAAAGTCAAATGCTATCCCAGCCTCTTCACGAGGTTTAATCCACATATCTCCATAAACAATGTCCAAGTCTTTGTTTCCATCTAATTCCGCTACTAGAATCTCAAAAGCATGTTCACGGTACTGCACGTCGTCATCTAAGTAGCAAATATATTCACCTTTGGATTCTTTGGTGCCCAAGTTCTTAGGCTTGGTATCACTACCAGAATTAGAGCCGGTTTTGAGGTATCTAATGCGGTCGTCTTGATAGGAGTTTACTACTTTTTTGGTATCATCGGTGCTTGAGTCGTCTACAATGACCAATTCCCAGTCTTTAAACGTCTGAGACAAAACTGAGTCTATTGCCTTTGGTAAAAAATGATCTGCTCTGTTATAGGTTGATATAATACAGCTAATCTTTGGCATCAATCCCCCATTTAATTCTTATTGAGTCTAGCCTCTTCAAAATACCACGACGAACTAAGATCTGTAGTAAGTCACCACGACCACGTTTGATAATCTTCTCTCCTAGAGTGTCTTTCTTCTTGAAAACTAACCTATATGAATTTAGTGGGATGTGTCCCTTTGTGAAGGTGGCTATGAATGACGATCCTAAGAATATCCCTCCAATGTGATTGAGTCCACGCTGTCTGACTCTAAAACGAGGATTAGCTTGCTTCAGTAGTGTTTCAAGCCTTCTTGGGTTCATCTTTTGCCATTATATCTAGTTGGCTTAGTAATTGATACTCGGTACCAGCTTCATCGTTTACCCATACAGCACTATAAGCACTGTAGAAGATCTTATCTCCTTTAGAATACTCGGTAGCTCCTGGGTGAAATATCTCTCCATACCTCAAGGATTCCTCCTGTTGGCTTGTGCCTCCTGACAGGTAAATGCCTGAGTCGGTTTTAATCTTCTCACGCTTAATACCTTTAACAAGCACGTTCTCATTTGTTGGGATAATCATGTGTCTGTTCCTTTCAAAATTATTATAGCACAACCAAAAAGGCTCCCGAAGGAGCCTAATTGGATGATACTACAAATTTTATTGTGTAGCAGCAGACTCAACACTATACATGAAGTTGTCGTTGAGAATTTTGGCGGTAAAGCCAGCCTTCCAACCAACGTCACTGTACATTCGTAGAGCACTTCTTGGAGAAGGACTATCCACATAAGTGGTTAGGTTTTGAAGTTCGGAAACTCCAAATGCTTCTTCGCCGAAGAAAAGTGATTGATAAACCTCTACGCCATCAGAGGAACCGGAGTTCACTAAGATAGGAGCTTGAGTGGTGTTCAAGAAACGAACACCATATAGTTTACCGACTTCACCGTTGTAAACTTGTCCAATACCCTGTTCGGTATAGATGGATGCGTTTACCCAGTTACTGTCACCTTGCAAGTCATACTCAACATCAGGGTGAATGACGGCCATAAATGTGCCGCTCTTCATCTGAGGTTTAGCATTGTTGCTTTTCAGCTCACGAACAGTCTTACGAACATCTGCAACTTGCATAACGTCTGTGGCTGAAATAGAAGTTCTATTTGCAACGCCAGAGGCGTAGATAATGCTTGTGGTTGCGGCGGCAATGTCACGAATGACAGTGTCAATGCTCAAGGCTGCTTCATAAGCCAAGAGTTCAACTGCGGATGAAATTGAATTATCAATTGCAGTTAAGCTCAAAATATCGGTAACTTGTTCAAAGTTGCCGTATTGGCTAATGGTTGCGGATACTAATGATGCGCTCAATCCGCTTGGCGTTGGGTCTGTACCTTCTGTCAGTGCTGAAGTCTTAGCACTTGGATTGGTATATCGGTTCCAAACGACAGTTTTACCTTCGTTAGCTGGAACGACACCAATGCGTCCAAGTTGTTTGTAGACAAACTCTGCTTCGGCTCTCATAAGAAAGCGTCGGTCATAGTAAGACTTGACAACTGAGGAGAGGGTACCAGTGGTTGTTAATGCCATTGTTGTTTCTCCTAATAATTATTACTTTTGTAAAATGCCCTTGTGATCAATAAATTGACCAGCTTTGGGGAGTATTGACTCTAGTTCTTCCAATGAGAGTTTAGAGTAATCAATATCTCCGCCTGTTTTAGACGTTTTACCAGACTCAACATAAGCTCTATTCTTCTGTTTTGTCTTTGCAGCTCTCTTCCTTTGAGTAGTTCCGTCACTACGAGCAGCCTCATAAGTTACGATTTTAACTGCTTCTTCCAGGGATAAACCCGGAATGCTCTCTTTACGAGAGATTGCAGCATCAAGATCAGCGTCAGAAACGCCTTTAAAAGAATCGCGAATAGCGTTAAGCTGTTCGGATGCCTTCTTGACTTCAAAATCTTCCTTAATTGGTGAGATACTTTTTTGTATCTCTTCATTTACGACGTTACGCAAAAGGTCTAGAGCTTGTTTCTGCTCTTGCGGTAAGTCGCCGTATGGATCTTCAGACTGAGGAGCATTTGACTGCTTTATCTCTTCACGAAGTTCCTTCATCTCTTGCGACAGTTGAGTAGAATATCCTTCGGTTGTTTGATAAGCCCTTACGAGTTCATCAACGCTTTTAAAGCCTTTCTTCTCTGAAAGCTCTTGAAATGCTTGTCCGTGTTCTGGGGCTTCAAGAACCTCCTTCTCTTCGGAAGAAGTTTCAGGTGATTTAGCCGTACCAGCCTCAGCTTTCACTGCTTGTTCCAGTTTTAGTAATTCGGGGTTGTTGGATAATTCCGCACTCCCACCCTTAACTTCACTGGAGGCTGCGTCGGTTTTTGGTTTAGACATAAGTCTCCTTTAACCGTTGTAAGCTACGAGCAACAAAGCAACTAGCTTTGTGCGTATATAAGGAAACAGACGGAACAGTCAATTAAGAAAGAGAGCTGCCTTGCTGCTTGTAACCTACAACTTATTTACTTTTTAATTAGCTGCTCTTGTTTCTTGCCTTTGGAGATGATCGTGTCAACCTCCTGCATAAGAGCATTAATTCCATCTAAGTACCCCCGTCTATAGCGGAAGTCCTCAAAGGATTCAGATGCTAAGACTGATTCTTTTGCATCCTCACAAAGGATATCTAATTTACTCTCTAGGAGCTTGTATCCTTCATGCAATTCTAGTTCGGCAACTAATTTGCCTTGATGTATTATCCGGCTCTTGGCATCACGGATTTCTTTTGCTGTTTTCATATTAATCTTTATCTGTATGTTCGTACCAGGTTAAATTGAAATTACATTCATTGGCTGAACCAGCAACCTGATTTGATGCTAAAAAATAATAGGTAGTGTTTTGTTTTAATACAAATTCTTCAGCAGACCTACCCATTCCACCTACTTTTTTACCAGAGCCTATTACGGAATGACCTAAAGTAATTGGAGTACCAAGGGTCATGGTTGGATCAAACACCATGTCTGTAATTCCTGATGTGTTGCCAGAATTTCTGTTTGAATTAAGTGGAGTAATTGCAGTTCCACCAGTCCATGAAGTTACATTCTCATAAAGAATAATATCTGCCTCTAATTCAACATCTACTGCAAAAATCATATGTGGCCACTTTGTTGTATTTGGAGTTGTAAAAGCTATTCCAAAAGTTCCACCATTAGGCATATCCTTGTTTATTCTAGTTTCATAATGGCTTCCCGAGTGAACCTCACAATGTTCATAGTCAATAGTACACAATGAGTGTGTTGATCCGTCTTGCTTAATTGGCTTGACAGAAGTATCACCAACTCTTCCATAAAGAGCTGCTGCTGTAACCAGTCCATTAGTTCCATCTAAATTATCAGTAGATCCTGAATTAGACACTACATCCGCATCATCCGTTCCATCAGTTACATAAACCTTACCAATGGTATTAGTTCCAGCAGCTAGAACGTTGTCTTGTCTTACCCAAGCTGCACCGTCCCAATACATTGCTCCCTTTGTCCATAGGGGTGGATCAACTGTTTTATCGGCTGAATAATTAGCTAAGTTCTGAACTGTGTATTCTGATTTGTGATCGCTAGCCATGTTTCCTTTTTGCCATTACAAAGTGATAAAGCCTATCAAGCCTTACTCCACGCTCTTCGTTTGGTTCTCCGAGTCCTTCTAATAGCTTACTTATAATCATCTTACCCGTTTCTGCATTATTCTCTAACCTACCATCTTCTATAAACTTGTTAACAAAGCCGGTTACCTCATCTATCTTTGATTTAGTATTGCTTTGGTTTAGGTTGTACTCCTGACCTAGTCCAAAGAACTCTGCTACGAGTGGTTGTCCTGCCACCTGTTCATAGTCAGAGAATGGAACATCCTCTTTTGATTCATTAACTCCAAAGTCCACTCCTTCTGATGTAGTCCTTACTTTAGACTCAATACTTTCTCCAGATGGTTGATTTGTTTGCAATGCCTGCCTAAACGCAAAGTCACTCATTTAAACCCTTTCAGGAGCTAATGCGCTTTGTAAAATCCCTTGCTGGTCTAGTTGTCCTGGTCCTGGGGCTGGAGCCTCCGCCAAGCTGGGTAATGGTTGTTCTAGCGGAGCTTCTCCAGTGCCAGGTGTTAAAAGTTTATCAAGATTCTTAATACCAAAGGTCTCTAAAACCCTTTTCTTTAATTCACGTTGATTAACTTCGGGATCACCTGCAAATATCTGGAACATCTCCATAGTTTGCTTACGCTCTACAGCTTCATTGCTTGGAAGTGTAGAACCGCTTTGTACCATTACATCAAAATTTCCTCTCAGATCATCTGGTTTAATTGTTGTCCACTCAAATCCTTCGTCTCCCATAATACGAATTACTTTTTCCTCAGTGAGGAACTGTTCGTTTAGAGAGACCATCATGCGACCAATCTCTTCAATGCCGTACTCAAGGTTTCTAATCTTTAGTCTAAATCTAGCGTTTCCTGCTTCTTGAATGAGTGAGATACCAGTAGCGGTATCATTAGCTAGTGCATCAGATCCAACTCCACGAGTGAAGTCTGAGACTCCTGTGGTTTGTTGAATATCGCCCTTGATTAAAGTCTCTTCGTTGTAGCTTGATCCGGTAACATCAGGCATTATTAAAGGCTCTACACCATTAATGTCGTCTGTATGTACAACACCACCCGCATCACTTACTAACTCATCCTCATCTACATTGGCTCCGTTCTTAACCTTCCACATTCTGTTAAGAGCTAGGGTAATGTTATCCATTCTCTGATTGCGACGGTCATTAAGCTCATACTGTAGTGTTTCAATAGGTTCTAGTTCACCAATGCCTAAGAACTCGTGAGGAACTGATTGATCCACAATCCTTACAAACGGCTTCTTGCCGTGTCTATAGGGGTTTGGTTCATCTCTAACAACGATAGATCTATTGGCAACTGTGACTACTCTGTCGTTCTCCCAGTACTCAATTAACTCTATCATCTGCTTACCCTCTTCATTGGCTTCTAGAGAATCTGGAACAGCAACGCCCAATACTCCTCTGCGTTGAGCCTTCTGGTCATCATCAGATACTATAGCTGCATTCTCTAAGAGAGAGATATTCTTATAAACACCTTGTTTTTGTAACTCTTTTAAGTGATCAAGCCCTCTGTACATTCTGTGTGCAACCCAACGAGATGATTCTATATCAATAGCTCGTGGATCCCAAAAGAAGTCATAAAGGTCAATCAGCTCAATCTCTGGTCCGTCAAAAGTTGTCTCTTCAACTTCTTCTTCTACGATTCCTAGTTCTGGGAAGGTTTCATCTACTGGTTCTTTCTTAACGACTTCAGCCGTCTCTGTTTTCCAAAAGACCTTGATGATAGCTGTGCCATACATTAACTGAGACTTAACTGCGTCTTCCATAATGTCATCAGCGTTCATAGCTTCCCACTCAAAGTCAATTAACTTAGATTGAATTTCAGCATACTCTTCATCCGCTGCCTCACGAGGCATTACATCAATCTGAGGACGCCTTGCCACCATTCTAGGTGCTAAGGTCTCTACAGTTGAAAATGAATAAGGAACCCAAACATTAGACTGCCAAGGGTAATTGGTGTCATCCAAGTAAGATCGGTACATTTTATAAAACCGATCCCATTTCTCTTTGAAAGGTTGTCTCCAGGTTAGGGAATGAGTGTATTTGTTAACTATCTCTTTTGCTAAAGTCTCGTTGGACCTTGCTTTGCTTTTTCTTGCCATATCACCTCTTTGGGTGACGGCTCCGCCGTTTACATTAAAATATCATCTAACCCTGCCGTATGTCAAGCGTGGCCTAGATGATTGTCGGTATTCTCTCTTGCCTCCACCCATGTAGTTCATAGCAAAGTATCTAATCATATCCATGGCGTCATCTTCTCTTTTTAGGGGTACGTTCTTAATAACACCCTGTGTCTTATTCTCCATCCAGCGATACTTCTCAAACTCATCTGCTACCCATGTTAAGTTCTTATTAAACATCAGTGTTGGCTTACCAGTATCGTGTCTTACCTTTAACAGTTCTGCTACCTTAGTGATTCCCATTTGAACACTGTCTGGTCCTTTAACTACAGGATTGAAGTGTACTCCTTCACGTGAAAGTTCTTCTAAATATAGGGGTTGAGCACTATCGGCTATTGCGTTGGCTATTACCTTACCAGCATCCTTGATCTTAACTATGTCTGCTGTCTCTTGCATGGTTAGTCCTGGTTGGTATAGACCGTCGTACATGTAGATTAAATTACCTACGCTGTTAATGGCAAAGTATCCTATTGCAGTCTTATGATTAAACCCAAAGTCAATGGCCCTTGTGTAGTTCCATCCTTCATCTAGCTTAGGGATATCTACCATGTGTAGGTTACGTCTAAACGACTTATACACCAATCCACTCATCTTCTTAAACTCACCAAGTATTTCCTGAGCAAATGAGTCTTCATCCATCTCTACCTTAGACTGGTATATTTCTTCTTCTGGAATGTGTGGGTTGTCGTAAGTAGTAAAGTGAAATGATTGCCAGTCATCATCTACTCTCTCATAGAGTTCTTTAAAGTGATTGAATCCGTTGGGTGTACTGATAAACCATACGTCAGCCTTACTATCCATTAGCGTTGGCCTAGTAACCTTCCACACCTCATCCCACTTATCTATAAACGCTGCCTCATCAAAGATACAGAAGTCTATTCTCACACCCCTAAGGGAGTCTGGGTTGTCTGCGCCCTTTAAGTGTATCTCGCTTCCATTTATTAGCTTAAACACTAGCTCTGTTTCGTTCTTCTTCTTAATAACCTGCTCTGGAATTAACTCTATAAGCATTGACCACATAATAGATTTAGCCTGTTTGTATGTAGGAGCTATATACCAAACGGTTGTTTTCTCATTCTCACTAGCAAACCAAAGCATGCGAAGTGAGGCGATGGTGCTTTTCCCAGCCCTACGACCACAATTAATAACTAAGTATCTATGAGTATCTTCCCAAACCTTCTTCTGCCAGTCTGATCTTGCTATTGTCATTTAACATCCACTAGACCCCTGATGTCTTTAATTGTTACGTCTGCTTCTTGCTTAGGCATACCATCCATATAATTCCACACCATTCTTTGAGCTGATTGGTCGCCCTCTAATGCTTTTTTTAATATGCTTTTACCAATAGCATCTTTAACTTCTGGTTTAGAGTTTAACATCTCCTTAAACCATTCAGTAATAGAGTAGCCCTTCTTAGGGCGACCATTTGGATTTGCATTGTTGCCTGGTTTGAACTGTCCGCTGTTTTTCTTTGCCATACCGTTTAATTACCGATTACTTAATTAAATCTTTCGGCTCTTAGTGCCATTAGTCTGTTCATTTCGTCTTGAGTAATAATCCAGGTATTGCCCTTTTTTATTGCCCTAACCTTTTTAGCTGCTATCAACTTTCTAATATATGAGCTGTTAGCGTAGCCCAGTTTGTGTTTTGCTTCTTGTAGTGTGTACATGCTAACGAGTATACACTATCGCATACACTAATCAATAGGCAGTTCATCAACATCAACATCACCAAACTTGCCCTTAATCTTTTTTGGATCTCCTTTATAGAAAACTAATACGTTTTGGTGTGTCTTAACTACTTTTCTGCCAGATTGAAAAGATCTCTTGGCTCTCATACCCGCTGTTCCGTTGGCCGTAACTAAAACAACTTCATTATAAAAATTCGCACCAGCCTCCTCAAAAAATTTAACTGTGTTTGGTATTAGTAGGTTATAAAAGCCCTTTTTACCCCTAACCTCACCCACTACCCACACCACAAAGCCATCATCTTTTAGCTTACTAACTGCCTTTTTAATTATGCTTTTGTATGCCTGGTTGAAATCATCATGGCTCATGTTGCTAATGTCTGCGGGGTCATCACTATATACTTCTAAATCCTCATAGGGAGGACAACTAAAAACCATGTCATACTTATCATCTATTTTGTCTAATTCAGCGTTGCTATCACCTTGTATCCACGTAGGACTTACTCCAATATCTTTTGCTTGTACCCTGTTTGCTTCAACCTGATCCTTACTTAACTCAATGCCTGTGTATTTGTAACCAAGTTTTTCAGCTACTACACCCCTAACACTACCGCCTGAAAATGGGTCTAGTACACTACCTCCCTTAACGTTAAACCATTTATAACTTATTTCACATAAAACAGGGTCAAAAACTGATGTTGATGGTGCAATGTGGGTATTAGTGCCAGACTGATACGAAGGGGCTTTAGTAGCTTTCATTATATTTTTTTCTCTACCCAATTCACTTTTTATACCTATGCTTAGCCAGTCTTTTTTTCTGTCCTGCCAATCTCCAAGCCTAGCGTCTAGCACACTAAATGGGGGGATAATAAAAATATCTTTTAAACTATAACTATCTTTGATGTCTGGTGAAAACTCTTTAAGTATCTCATCTAAACTCTTAGGCTGTGATAGATGTACGCTGTACTTAGTTAAGTCTATATCGTCTTTGTATTTATCAATTAGCTCTGCAAGAGCTTGATCCTCGTAGTATCCCATCTCCTCATTGTCAGTGAGTGCTATCTCAATCTTCTCTGCCTCATTCTTTGGATGTACTACACTTACCCAGGCTTCTTCTATGCCTAGTTCCTGAAAGGCTTTAAGTCGCATATTGCCACCTAGTACCTCACCTTCTTCTGTAATTATTAGGGGTTTAATCTGGCCATGACGCTTAATGCGATTCTTTAACTCCTCAAACCTGTCTTGCTTAATAGCTCTGGGGTTGTCTTTCCAGTTAAAAAGAGACAATACTTTACTAAAATCTTTCTTTTCCGCCATATATCCCACTATACCATATTTATTTCTCTCGTATCTCTTTGTTTAGTTTTACCATAGTCTCTATTAGTTCTTGTTTGATTCCTATTTTCTTTGAATAGTCTGAGAATCCCTTAGTATCTTTAGGGAAACACATGCCGCTGTATCCACCTTTTTCTGTTACGCTTAGATGTGAATCACCGATTCTACTATCTAATGACACACCTAGTTTGACCTTGTCGTAGTCAGCTCCTACTTCATCACAAAGTGTCTTAGCCTCGTTAGCGTAGATTACCTTCATTGCTAGGAAACAGTTGGCGTAGTACTTAATTAGCTCTGCTTCTATTGGTTTGCATCTAACTATCTGTGTTCCATCGGGGAGAATCTTGCTGTACGAATCTATTACCTTATCAAATGCCTCTTTAGAGTTAGCTCCTATTACTACCCTATCGGGAGTTAAGAAGTCTGTCTCTGCGTTTAGTTCTGTTAAGAATTCAGGGGATGATACAAACTCAAAGTCGTAATTGCTTGTAAGGTATTTGTTGGTTCCTGGTACTACTGTAGACTTAACTACTACTATTTGTTCCTTAGTCTTGTGCTTCTGCATTTCATCCATGCAGCTGTAAAGGATGTCCATGTTAATACTGCCGTCCTTCTTGCTTGGAGTGGGTACTGCCATAAACACTATGTCAGCTTTAGCCATTTCTTCATAGCTTCCCTCTTTAGAACTTAGGCCAATAGACCCAGGAAAAGCGTTATAAATTGCTTTACCAACTACCCCTGAATGTCCGATTACTCCAATCATGGCTCCTCTTTCTATTAAGTGATCATCTACTGCTTGGTTGTATCCATCTATAAATCCCTTGTCGTATCCTGGCCTGACTTGTTTGGGGCTTAGTTTGTGCATTATATTATTCTAAATAACATTAGTGTAATTATGATTGTTCCTAGTATAGCCCAAGCCGCTACAAAGATAAACATAAGTGCTATTAAGTATTCTGGCTTCATATAATCCTGTTGCTTAATCCCATTTCTTCTATCTGACTTCTTATCTCATCCTTGTAACGAAGTGAGGCAATGAATATTGGATAGTCTTTGTCTATTTTAGTCATAGTTGTTTTAGTTAGTCCTTAAATTATTTCCAGAATTGATACCATTTCTTTTTAGGTGCATCTAGGTCATACCAAGTTTTTAATCCGTCTTTGGAAAATACACTAGGACATCTAGTTGATTGCCACATTGGTTCACCACTTACTTCACTAACATTCATCCATTCCTCTGGGTTTCCAGTAATAGGAGTTAGTGTTTTATAGCTTGCAACTTTATTAAAAATACTTAGAGTCATTCCTGCTGAAAAACCAGAATGACCTTGCTTAGAAAAAACTCTAATCAGTTGCATTACAGCTTTGCCAATCTCTCCATCATAATCGCTGTCTTTATCAAAAAGACCAGCTAGCTCCAATTCTCTTTTTGCGTGTTTTATTAAACTCATAATTCCTCCTCCGTTTGGTTAGTAATAGCTTCTGATATCTTTTCTTTAACTACTCCACCAGATGCCGACCCATAATGAGAATAAGTATCTATTTTCTCCACCTTATCCATTATTCTCTTGCGTTCTTGGGCTTGTATCTTCTTCATATAGATTATTCCTTTTTAGTTAGTTTCTTGCCACACCACTTACAGTATTTATCTGAGAAATTGACCTCACCATGACATTTAATACAAATGTATCTATGTCCTAAATAACCACTATCTGATTTTATTTTCTTCATCCCACTACCCTTTCTCTTTAATGTTTATTTACTTGTTTATAGGTTTATCAGTTTTAATAATCCATTCTATTTGTTCTAACGTAACGTAGTAGTCGTTTTTTTCTCCTACAGTTTGATTTTGCTTCATCGCTAATTGAGTGCAAACTGTATATAGTTCTATCAATTCTGGTGTCGTTTTCATAATGTTATTTATCCTTTCTTTTACCAGGGAGTTACTCCACCCTGTAATAATATGTTCATCCACATTAGTAAAATCATGGCTAATAAGGCTAATGCTAGTAAGGTTAGAATACGTCCTAACATTACATTGCTCCCTGACTTACTAATTGTAACCACAGATCGTCGTCGTAGGGCCATTCATCATCTTCTTCTGGTTTGACTCTCTGTGCTTCAATGTTAGCCTCTAGCTCTTTAATTAGTCTCTCTCTTTCAGCTTCTATGTTGGCTTGGATTCTTTCTTTTTCACTCATTCTAAGTCCTCTATCTTTATCTTGATACTATCTATTATAGACTCAATTTTATTGCGATACCATAGGCTAAAATCGTCTTTAGTCTGTTCTTTTTCTTGCAATTTCTTAAACCATACAAATAGTACGTTCCTAAGCCTGTTAGATGGACTCTTGCCGTCTAAATCCTTGTCTATGACCATTTCCTCCGTCTGAAACTCTTCAGGAGTAAGCAGTGCAATAATGAGTTGATTCTGTAATTCCATTACAGCCACCTTCTCCTCTGAGCTTAGCTCTGGGGTTACTATTGATAGCCTAAGAGAGCCGTCGGCTCTGCTTGAAAGACTAGTAATTTGCGCTTGTGTTCTGATAGTCTTCACTTTACTTTCCTTGCTTTACTTCTTAATCTCTCATACCACTTTAATCCGCGCTTCTCCTTGATCCATTCTATGAACTCTAGAGGTGTCTTGTGAGCTGAGAACTTACTACTCATGGTGTGATGTCCGCCGCAAAGGGCTATGCCGTTGTCCATATCCCATCTAATCTGGTGGTTGTTGCGTGTGTAGATATGATGAGCGTGTAGATACTTCTCGTTGCCACAATATTCACACTTCCAGGCAGATCTCTCTTTTATTGTCTGACTCCACACCTTGTCCTTCTTCTCTCTTATCTTGCCTGGACTACTTTGTTTCTTTACTCTCTTTGCCTTACGCTTACAGTCGTTGCAGATAAGTGCTGTAGGTTTACAGTAGAACTTAATCATTCTGTTCTTCTTACACTTAGAACAGGTCCTATGTGATCTCATTGTCTTGCTAGTCTGTTCACTCTTCATGTACGCCATGATTTTATTCTTGCCTTGATATGATTTTTGTCTTTTGTTTTACCTATGTGTATGGAAACTCCCCTGGGGTTCTTAAATCTGTTCTCAAAACATACCGGACAACTCCAGCAGTGAAACTTAGTTAAGATTCTCTCAAAGATTTTAAGCATTTTTCTCCTTTAAATAACTTTCTACTTGTTCTCTAGTGAATATCCAAAGCGAATAGCCTTTTATGTTTCTTTTCTCTCCCTTTAACTCAAACTTCTTTACCCACTTACCAATGGTTGTTCTAGATACTTTAAATATCTCCATCAAATCCTTCACTGTCATCTCATCCTTGAGTTTAATTCCCATCGTAGCCTTCCTTTAATTCTGTACCGCACTCTACCCAGAAGCCTCCATTTTGAATGAAGAACTTGTTAGGTTTAGTGCCGCATGTTTCTGCTACTTCGTTGATGAGTTCTACTTGTTGTGCGTGGGCCTCTCTAGCGTGTTCTTTTAGGCTTTCTGTGTATCCAATGAAGGATAGTACTACTAGGATTCCTATTAATGCTGAAATGATGATGTGTTTCATTTGGTTCTCTCTAACCCGTTGGTGCCACCGTGTATCTATGGTCCTAGTCGCTGTCTCAATAGGCTATATTAATATTACTTAGTATCTTTACGGTTGTCAACTATATCTTTCTGCTCAATCTTATACAGTTCAGGAACCTTCTTGTTCCAGTCGCTTAGTGAGTAAAGTCTAGTTCCAGATCTCTCTACAATGTAACCAACGTCGTATCTCGCCATGAAGTAATAGATTGATCTAGAGTTGGTACTCTTATCTCCCAATGCTTTATAAAATTCTTGTGCTAAAAAATGTGTCATATTACAACCAAACCGGCTCATGACCTGGTTCGCCTTTCTTTGAGTTAGGGCACATTAGAGCGTTCCAGGGTTTCCCACTTGCGCTTGTGCCTGATCTCTTGACCATCATAGCGTCACAGGTTTTGCACTTGGCTGTAAGGCCGCTCTCTACTGCCTTTGTCTCTACTGCTTCTTTAAACTTCTTGAAATAAGGCTTGATTGCTTCTACCATTCCTTCTAGTTCTGCTGGTTCATCGCATCTCACGACTAATCCAGGCTGTCCGTTGATGAAACTAATGGTGTAGTTAGCCTCGGTAAATTGTTTTGTCATATCTCCCATACTTTCTTTTATTTGGTTAATATCTTCTTTAGTTATCATTTATATTTGGGTAACTCACTCTTAATGATTTATGCCAATTTGCATAACCCCATGATTCTTTAACATCCTCATACTCTTCCCAATCATTTATTTCATTTAATTCATCAACACATCTTTTGCCATATTCCTCAATAAA